CTAAAGATACTACAAGAAGCGAAGCTTCTACGAGTAAAAGAACTCTTACTGAAATGATTACTGAATATTCAGGTAAACAATCAAAAAAGAAGGGAGCTAATTTGTATGAAAAATGTTGGTATATGATTACAGAATATACGAATAATGAGAAGCTTCGTACAGCATTAGGTGACTACTTGAGTATGCGGTTGAGTATGAAAGATAAACCATTACAGTATGCAAATCAGTGGAAAGGGTTATTAAATAGATTAAGTGAGATTGCAACAAGCATATCAGATCAAATTGCGATTGTAAAACAGTCAATAATCAAAGGTTGGGCTAGCTTTTACGAAATTAAATCATATAACAATACAGGTTCAAAAAAGTATCACGAGAATATTGAGCATACAGATGAAAATGAAAATCCTGATGACTTTAAGTCAAGCGGTATAAAATTTTAGCTTGACAAATTATTTAGGATAAAGTATCATATAGTCATAGTAAACATTATGACACAATAATTAGGAGGTGCAAATGTGATTAAAGTTGAAGACATTGAAGTTTGGGGTTGGACCCATGCACTCAGAGGTATGCGTAACCCAATGAACAGTTGGGATAAAAGTGATACCAATATTACACTAACAGGATCTAAAGTTTATGCACCAAGACTTCATCAGACTACAAGTGAAGAACCCCATTTCGGTGAAGCCGATACAAAGCTTATTCATTCACTTGTACAGGGTGGAACTGAACATAGAAAGTTTTTAAGACAAGTGTTCGTGGCAATGGATATTACTGCTCCGCTCTACTGGTGGAAGGAGGCAGAAACTTACAAGGTTGGAACAACATCAAATTCCTGTTCTACCATGCACAAACTTACAAGTAAACCTATTACATTAGATGATTTTTCTATTGATGATATGGACGTTATTGATAGTGAAGATGAATTTTCACCAAAAGATTTTTTTCGTATTGTTGTTGCAAATTGTGAAATGTACAGACAGAAATATCTTATATATAAACAGAAAGCAAAGTTAAATCCAAATAAAGCTAAACATTATAATTCATGTGCAAAAAGATATTGGAGAAAATTGATACAGCTTTTACCTTCAGCATATAATCAGCGTAGAACAATAACAATGAATTACGAGAATGTACTTGCAATCATTCATCAGAGAAGTGGTCATAAACTTGACGAGTGGAATGAATTTGTTGAGGTACTTACCAATTTACCGGGAATGAACGTTGTATTAGGTGAAGGGGGTGAACCAAAGGAATGATAGAACAAGTAAATCATCCAAGTCATTACAATAAGCCAGGACATAAAGAGTGCATTGAAGAAATGCGTGATTTGTTCGGTGATTATGAAGTGGGCATTTGGTGTTATATAACAGCATACAAATATCTGTATCGTGCAGGGCTTAAAGACGGTAATTCAAAACAGCAGGACTATAATAAAGCATTATGGTATTACAAGTATGCAGATACAAAGCTTACAGAGCATGGTAGCAGTATGTTACAAACAGACATAAAGAGTAAAGTAGCTGAACTACTGAAGGAAATAGAGAATGAATGATAATTGCATTTACAAAGGAATGTGCGACATTGAATGCACTCCTCGGTGCATGAAATATTTAGAGATGAATTATCTACTTGAAACAAGTAATATCCCTAAGTCAAAGCGTAAAATAAATACGCTGATACCAGATAGTATAGATGTAAAAGCATTTGAAAAACTTGCAGATATCAGAGATAACATTGTTGATTTTGTACAGGGAGGAAAATCACTGTACATTTTCAGCAATAAGGTCGGTAATGGTAAAACTACATGGGCAATAAAACTTATGCTTCAATACTTCAATGAAGTGTGGGCAGGTAATGGCTTCAAAGTACGAGGTATATTTGTGAATGTACCAACTTTTCTAACAATGAATAAGAACATCATTTCATTGCCAGATAGGGATTTTGAAGTAATGAGAGAAGAGTTATCATATGTTGATTTAGTTATCTTTGATGATATAGCAAGCACGAAACTTTCTGACTATGATTATAATATGTTACTCACATATATAGACCAGAGAGTGGTCGGTGAGAAAGCAATCATATATACAGGTAATATAATACCAGATCATTTGAATGACTATGTGGGTGATAGACTTGCAAGTAGAATATGTGGTAAGAATGGTATGCGAGTAATGTTGAAGGGAAGTGACAAAAGATAATGGTACAGTTACAGATTTTGAATTATATCCTGTCAACAAAAAGCATATCAATACTTGTAGATAATGGTATAACGAAAGACTACTTTACTGAATATCCTGATGAGTATGATTTCATACTGGAGCATAATGATAACTACAAACAAGTGCCTGATATGGAAACATTTGTTGGTAAGTTTCCTGATTTTGAACCGATTGAAGTTACTGAGAGCGAAAAATATTTAGTTGATACTATTCGTGAAGAACATTTGTATGCACAATCAGTTCCTGTTATAAAGAAGGCAGCCGAATTGCTTAAAGGAGATGCAAATGAAGCAAGCCGATATTTACAGTCCGAATTGGTGAACTTGACTCCAAATTACACAACTCCTGCGGTTGATATAATTAAAAACAGAAATCGTGTAGATATATTTAGAGATAAAGCCGAACATAAAGATGAATGGTTCATACCAACAGGATTCCCTGAATTAGATGATATTATATTCGGTTGGCAATGCGGTGAAGAATTCGGTGTTATATTCGCACGAACAGGTCAGGGTAAATCATGGATACTTGTAAAGATGATGCAACACGCTTGGCAGATAGGTAAAAATGTTGGCTATGTATCACCTGAGATGAGTGCTGATAAAATTGGTTATAGATTTGATACATTGAACCATAACTTTTCAAATAAATCACTTGTTAGAGGTGACCAAAATGATATATCATTAGATGATTACAACAAGTATATGGACGAGTTGTCGGAACATAAGAACAAGTTTTTGGTATCGACACCAATGGACTTCAATAAGCAGATAACAGTATCAAAACTGAGAGTGTATGCGAAAGTCAATAAGCTAGATATACTTGCTATTGATGGTATTACATATATGACTGATGAGAGGTATAAGCGAGGCGATAATAAAACAACAACACTTACTAACATATCAGAGGACTTATTTGCACTGAGTTCAGAGCTGAAAATTCCAATTCTTGTAGTAGTTCAGTCCAATCGTGAGGGTGTTCAGGATAAAGAGTCAAGTGATACTCCTGCACTTGAAAGTATAAGAGATAGTGATGGTATATCACATAATGCAACTAAGGTTATATCATTGCGACAAAAGCAAGAAAGCTTGATAATGGAAGTAAAGAAAAATCGTGATGGTACTATCGGAGATAAACTGACATACTTATGGGACATTGATAAGGGTGAATTTCAATGGATACCAAGTGACAGTGATAGTGCACCTCGAGAGCGAAAAGACGAGCGTAAAACTGAAATCAAGAAGGAGTATAGAGAGAAAAAGAAGGTAGTATTTTGATTGAAGCTAATGGACAGTACATTACAGCTGATGAAATTGATGTACTAGAAGAACTCAAAAAACAACTCCATATAAATGGTGTGGAACGCTTTGCTAAAATAGTTCCAGGACCCCGAAACATACAGACCAACTGTCCGTTTCATCACGAAGGTCAAGAACGTAAACCGTCTTTCGGTATATCAACGAAGGACGGTGTTTGTCACTGCTTTGCTTGTGGTTGGGCAGGGTCATTTGCTGAAATGGTGTCAAATGTATTCGGGTACAATGACGGTGGTATATATGGAAGTCGATGGCTGATAAAGAATTTTCTTACAGTTGAAATTAGTAATCGAAATGATATTGACCTTGACTTGTCAAGAAACAAAAAGAAGGAATCTGTACAATATGTATCAGATGAAGAACTTGACAGCTATCGTGTATATCATCCATATATGTGGAAGCGTAAAATGACCCCTGAAGTTGTTGACATATTTGATATAGGATATGACCGTAATACTCAGTGCTTGACATTTCCAATTCGTGATGAAAAAGGAAATTGTTTATTTGTAGCACGCAGGTCAGTAAATACAAAGTTCTTTCATTATCCAAATAATGTAGCAAAACCTGTGTATGGTTTGTATGAGCTTAGACAACTCGAAAAGTATCCCGATACTATTATAATATGCGAGAGCATGATAAACGCAATCACCTGTTGGGTCTATGGTAAATATGCTGTGGCTCTTAATGGTACGGGTACAAAATCACAAATTGAGCAGTTGAAGCATATGCCTAATCGTGAGTTTGTATTGGCACTTGACCCTGATGACGCAGGCGAACATGGTAGGGAGCGATTACGCAAAGGACTTACTAATAAAATAGTGACTGAATATGTTATACCTGAGGGAAAAGACATAAATGACTTGTCAAAAGCTGAATTTGATAGTTTACAGGAACTTTTCGATTGATAAAAATATTTTCAAAAAAGTTGTTGACAAGCATATAAGATTATGATACAATCATTACATAATCAAAAATGATTATGAACCACATAAACGAATGAACGACTGAACGACTGAAAGGCGATTATGAACAGGAAAACACGAACAAACACAAATCACGAGAACTAGAAAACAAGCAACCAAAAACGAAACACAAAAGGAGATTAAAATTATGCAGTACAAAAGTAAGAAGACTGGTGAGTTAGCTCACTTCGATAGCAAGGACGAGAAGTATGGTACAACCACACTTGTATATGATAGTGGTGATAAGAAAGGAACAGCATTTCAGGTAACAGGCTCAACACTTAAAAGGTGGTGGAAGAAAGTTGATGACAGCAATGAGCAGGAGTCAACTGATGAGGAGCCGAAATCAGTATCCGATATTGATGCTGATAGAATAAATGAGCCATATCCTGAGCCAAAGGAACAGAAGTATATACCGAAGCCAGAGGCTGTAAAGGAGTTTGAAGCACGCAAGAAGCGTGTAAGAGGTAAGTACAATGATACATTACCAGACTACGAAACCGCAACTAATCAGCTTGGAAAAGTGCTGAAGAAAATCAATAAAGGATATGCGGTTTTCAAGAATGGCAGTTCACTTCACAGGCTTAATCCTGCAATCGTAATATTTGCCGAGGAGCAGTATCGAGAGATACTTGAAGGACTTGGACTTGAGGCTGGCGATAACTCACAGGATGGAGCTAGACCATACAAGTTCATAATCAAGGACGCTGATACTTGGAACTCATTCGTTGAGCAGGCACTTGCTGAGGGTGATAATAAGAATGATAACGAAGCACCAGAGAACGACACAACAGAAGAAACGGAGGACTAATAACAATGGCAAAGTTCAGTTTTGAAGATGCAGACAACTATGGTTCCCAGGGAAATGGCTCATTCTTTCAGCTTAAAGATGACCATGATACAGCAAAAGTACGTTTCCTGTATGATGGTATTGATGATGTTGAAGGATATGCAGTACATGAAGTTCATATCGGAGATAAGAGGCGGTATGTGAATTGCCTCAGGTCATATAATGACCCTATTGATAAGTGCCCATTCTGCAAAGCACAGATGAAGGTAATACCGAAGCTGTTCCTCAAGCTGTATAATGAGGACGCAGGTGAAACACAGATCTGGGAGCGTGGTAAAAAGTATTTTCAGCGTATGGGATCACTTGCAGCCCACTACAAGCCACTTTACAATCAGGTAATTGAAATTGAGCGTAACGGTGCAAAGGGCGATATGAAAACAACCTATGAGTTTTATCCTGATGGTGAAAGCCCGATAGACATCAATGATGAAAAGTACAATTGTCCTGACCCACTTGGTACAATCATACTCGATAAGAACGCTGATGACATGAACTATTACCTTGATAATGGTGACTTCCCTACTGACAGTGAAGCAGTAGCAGATGAGCGTTCAGCTCGCAGAGGTGGTTATGAGGATATGCCAACAGGACGCAGAACACCAAGTAATCGTAGAGCATTTTGATAAGGAGTTGTGATGGCATTATTTGATATGCCTACCACACGAAGTACGAAAGGAGCAGACCGAAACGCAGTTAAGAGAGCGTCAACAAGAAGGTCTGCTCCTGTTTCAATTCGTGGCGGTGGCTTGATTGAACAGATAGCAACTATAAATTCATTGGTAGAGCGAAAGCTAGGAAAGTATAAAGATGACTATACATACTTTATGCAGGAAGGCTATGATGAATTTATACAGTATATAGATGACTTAATAAATATAGGATATGTAGCATTTGATACTGAAACTCAAGGACTTGACCCTATATCAGACCATATAGTTGGTGACAGCTTTTATGCTAAAGGATTAAAAGCGTGCTACATACCTTTACATCACGAGAGTTATGTTACAGGTATTGAAGTCGAAGGTCAGATAACTGAACAACAAATGAAAGAACAGTTACAGCGGTTAGTAGACCGCCATGTTAAATTCATTATGTTCAATGGTAAGTTTGATAGACGTGTGTGTCATAACAGCCTTGGTATTGATATTCCTGTGTATTATGATGGCTTACTCGCCGCCCGCTTATTGAACGAAAACGAACCGAGTAACAAGTTAAAGACATTACATTCAAAGTATGTGCTTGATGGCAAGGAAGATGAATTTTCATTTGATAAGTTTTTCAAAGGCATCGTATTCAGTAAGGTACCTATTAAATCGGCATATATTTATGGAGCACATGATAGTATTGATACATGGGAGCTTTGGGAGTGGCAGTTACCATATTTGACAAAAGGCAATCCATTATGTAAGGAGTATGGTCTTGAAAAAGTAAGTGATGTTTTCTGGAATATTGAAATGCCGTGTTTACCTGTACTTGCTGAAATGGAAGACAATGGTATTCATTTGGATTTGAAATATGCCGATGAACTGTCAAAGAAGTATCACAAACTTGAAGATGAATGTTTGGATAAGTTCTATAAAGCTGTTGATATGTACAAGGACGAAATTCAAGCATATCGAATATCACACCCTAATAACAAGCTCGGAGACCCGATAAATATAGCGTCACCTCAACAACTTGCAATACTGCTATATGACATAATAGGACTTGATGCGGGTGTTGATAAAAAGACAAAGAAGCCAATACGAGGCACAGGAGATGACATACTCGAGGGACTTGATAACCCTGTTACAGAAGCGGTTCGTGAATATCGTAAGGTCGATAAGTTGTTATCAACATACATTGACAAGTTACCAGAGTGCATAAATCCTGTTGATGGTAAATTGCATTGTAATTATAATCAGTATGGTGCAAAGACAGGACGAATGAGTAGTGATAATCCTAACTTACAAAACATACCTAGTCATAACCATGACATACGAAAAATGTTTGTTGCTGACGAAGGTAATGTGTTACTGTCCAGCGACTATTCCCAGCAAGAACCCAAAGTCATGACTGTAATGTGTCAAGACCCGATGATGATAGAAGCATATCAGCATGGTAAAGACTTATATGCACAGATAGCTTCATTGGCTTTTAACAAACCATATGAACAATGTCTTGAGTTTAATCCTGATGGTACAACAAATGCTGAAGGTAAGGAGCGTAGGTCACAAGCTAAGACAATTTTGCTTGGGATTCTCTATGGTAGAGGTATCAATTCAGTTGCCGAACAGCTCCATACAACAAAGAACAAAGCACAGCAAATTCAGGATAAAATATTCAAAGGGTTCCCGGCAATAAAAAAGTTTGAAGATGATACTATACAGATGGCTGAGGACGTTGGCTATGTGACTACATATTGGGGACGTAAACGGCGATTACCTGAAATGCAGTTGCCTGAATTTGAGTTCAGTTGGAAAGAAGGTCACGGTGATGTTGACCCATTATCATTTGATGATGATACAGTTGAAACCGAAGTTCCGGAGGACGTACAACGAAGGTATATTACAAAGTTACATCGTAATCCATACAAGCAGGGTAAAGTGATAGCAGAGGCAAATCAAGAGGGTATCATAATCAAAAACAATGGTGGTAAGATAGCTGATGCAACAAGACAGTGCGTGAACAGTCGAATACAGGGCAGTGCGGCTGATTTAACAAAGCTTGCAGGCATAGAGATATATCATAACAAGCGATTAAGAGAGCTGGGCTTCAAATTACTTATTCCTGTTCACGATGAATTTATTGCTGAATGTCCACTTGAAAATGCTAAAGAGTGTGCGTATTTATTCAGTAAATGTATGAGTGACGCTGCCCGGGATATGAACATACCTATTTCAACAGATGTTACTGTAAGTAAGGAATGGTATGGTGACGAGATTGATATAGGTGATTGGAGGAATTTTAATGGCTGAAAAGATGTTAAGTGGTGAGGCTAGTTTATTAGTCGGTATCATATCATATTTACCGAATGACCCCACGCTCCGTGCCAAGAGAACGACCGCTGTACGGCTTCAATGTGATTGGCTTAACAATGTATTACCATTAAATAAAAAGCTCGTAGTGGCTCAAAATTATGGCACTGATGAAGTGCTACATAGTGGTAACTATGATTATATTTATGCTGAACCGCTTGGTGCAGGTGAAGCACGCAATGTCATACTCAGACGATTTTATAGTTCTGAGTATGACTGGTTACTGTTATTGGATGATGATACTGTAATAGATGATAAGTATAGCCCAAACAACTTTATTGATGATATTCAGAAGTATTCACATAGGTTTGATGAATGTAAAATACAGGCAATATCAGCGGTACAGCCAGAGTATCACCCATATAAAAAGCAGAACTATGATGATAAGAACAACCTTAACTATTACAAATTTACTCCAAGAGAATTGAGTAGTGGATCGGCTACATCGCTTATTAGAAATGTTGTAAAGCTTGGTGGCTCAGAAGTATATTATCCTGATGTCAATGCTAATAAAGGTGAAGGTCTTGAAGATGTAGAGTTTTTACTTCAGTGGCTACTTGAAGGATATACCTGGTATGACATGAACACTTGGATAAGAAAATCATTATGTTGGAATGATAGTACAATATGGAAGAGCAGAGAAGCCGACCACAACCTATTGTTACACAACCTTGATATGGTGTGTGAAAAATATGGCAAGTATGGACTTCACAGAGATATAAATGGTAAAGTGACTTGGTCTGAGTTCAACAATAACTATAATTATTCACGCAAAACAATCTATGTTAAGCGTACAATTCCAATACAGTATGATGAAAGCACAATACCAAAGATAAAGAAACCTACGGCTATGGCATTATTTTGAGTTGACAAATCTTTAAGAATACTGTATAATATTTGTATAAGCAAATATGAAAGGATATAAAATGTACGAGAGAACAAAACACCCTTTTGACTTGTATTTTGCAAGTGAAGATGATAGAAAAAACATTGATTGGTTTTATGATAATGATTATCCACTACTGTATAGTCAGGTTAACAACAGAACATGGCTCAATTCAAGTAGGTTCAAGTCACAGACCAAAGGCAAGCTGTTACTCGATAGTGGAGCCCATTCCGCTCATACAAAAGGAATACAGCTTGATGTAGATGAATATATCAACTATGCGAATGAACATATAGATACAGTTACGTTATATGTTCAGGTCGACCATATACCAGGTAAATATCGTATGCCGAAAACGGCGAAGGATTGGCTTGAAGCTCCTGCATTAAGTTGGGAAAACTATTGCTATATGAGAGAGCGTTCGGCTGACCCTAACAAGCTTGTTCCTGTATTTCATCAAGGTGAAGATTTTAAGTGGCTCAAGAATATGTGTGATGCACGTTTTGATGGAGAACCTATTCAGTATATCGGATTGTCACCAAGAGGTGATGTATCATTACAAGCGAAGTATGATTTCTGTGCTGAATGTTTTGGTGTCATTGAAGAGAGTACAAATCCGAATGTGAAAACACACGCTTTTGGAGCTACTTCACTTGATATGTTGGAGCGATTACCATTTACATCTGCTGATAGTACAACCTGTAATATGGTGTGTGCGTTCGGTCAAGTTTGGGTACCTGCTACATTGTTTGGTAACAATGATACAGTAGGAGTTAAACTTGGGATAAGTAATCAGAACAAGTCACACGAAACTTCAACACAGGTATATTGGAGACAGCCGAAGAAAGTTCAAGACCGACTGAAAGAATATTTTGATAGTATAGGTACATCAGTAGAGTTATTAGCTGACAGCTATACAGAACGAAACCGTGTATCAGCTATATTCTGTCATAATTGGGCTATGAACTATGAGTATAAAGGCAGACGAAGTTTTATAGGCAAGCGACCGTTATTTTGACTTGACAAATTGTTAAGATTGAAATATAATAATAATTGGTTTCATTGACAGTGCTACCTCGTATCGTGAATAGACAATCGGTGTAGTTATACGGTATTTTACTACGCTGATTGTCGCTGAGGAACGTAGTTCAATGGTAGAGCAATGGTCTCCAACACCATGTATCAAGGTTCAAGTCCTTGCGTTCCTGTTTACAATGCCCTGTCGCCAAGAGGTAAGGCACAGCATTTTGACTGCTGTACACGTGGGTTCAATTCCCACCAGGGTAGTTATGGGCTTAGTTCATTTCCCAAATAATTACAACATAAGGAGGACAATTAAATGAACACAAAAGAAAGAACTCAGCAACTTACCATTATGGCTATGTGCGTAGCACTTAACCTTGTAGCAAGCAAACTTGCAGGAGCATTGAGCTTGCCAGTGTTTATGGACGCACTAGGAACAGTATTATGTTCGATACTGCTAGGTCCAATTCAAGGGCTTATTACAGCTATCACATTTGCATTTGTAGGATTTGCATTAGGAGATCCATTTGAACTGTATCTGTGTCATTCAGCGATTATAGTTGCAATCACTACAGGGTTATTTTTTCATGGTCACACGGTATCAAAAATATCAGTATGGTGGAAAACACTAATCGCTTCAATACCTGGATCACTTATTACAGCCTGGATAATTTCTACATTCTTTGGTGGTTTTACAACAAGTAATTCATCTAATATGCTGATAGCTTTAATGCGACAGATAGGTATGTCAACATTTCAGGCAGCTTTGCTAATGCAGATAGCACAGGATTATTTGGATAGAATTGTATGTGTACTTCTCACATTTATAGTGATTGCACACCTTCCGAATAGTATCAAAGGGCTAAAGATGAAAAAGAATAGTTGGTCAAAAAAACCTGCAAAAAGTTATTAAATAGCTATTGCAAAACGACTTAGATTGATGTATAATATTTGATGTAGCAAGTATTATACATCAATTTTTTTTTATTCACGGAGGTTAATGAATGGAAGTAAAATTAAAAACCAAAGAGCTACAGTCAATGGTAACTGAGGCAATCGAGTGTGTGAGTAATAATAAACTCATTCCGCTCACAAGTCTGATGAATGTCAAAGTTAAGGACAACAAGCTGACACTTACCACAACAGATGCCACAAATTATTTCTACATAATGCGTGACAAGGTTATGTGTGAAGACTTTGAGGTAAGTGTGTTCGCCGACTTATTCACAAAGCTTATTCAGAAAACAACATCAGAAGATGTATCGCTTGTCATTGAGAATGGTGCAATGACAGTTAAGGGTAACGGTTCATATACAATGGAGTTACCGCTTGACGAAAACGGTCAGGTAATTCGCTTCCCGAAGAAGCTTGATGAACCAATCAATCTTCCACAGATAGCAACACTGAAGAGGTCGACGGTTAAGAACATACTTGCAGTAAACCGTAATTCACTTGCACAGACCGTTGAAGTTCCATCACTTACTGAATATTATTGTGGCGAGGAAGTAATCACAAGTGACCGTTATAAGGTATGTTCAACGGCAATCAAGATGTTTGATGAGCCAAAGCTGATAAGTAGCACACAGATGGACTTACTCGGTGCGGTATCAGATGAAAACATTACAGTGTCAGACGGTGGTAGCTATCTTCTGTTTGAAACTGAGCATGAGATGCTTTATGCACCAAATGAAGCAAGTGCAGATACGTTCCCGATTGACGCAATCAAATCACTTCTGTCAACTGAATTTGACTCAAAATGTACAGTGAACAAAGGAGCTGTACTCAATGTACTGGATCGTCTCTCACTGTTCGTATCACCATATGATAAGAAGGGAATTTACCTTACATTTACCAAGAACGGACTTATTCTCGGAAATAAGAAATCAAGTGGTTCAGAGCTTGTGGCATATTCAGCAAGTGAAAACTTCAAGGATTTTGTGGCACTCATTGATATTGAGATGCTCAAGAGTCAGGTAAACACAATAGCCGGAGATGACTTAATAATCAAATATGGTAGTGATATTGCCATCGAGATTGTTGAAAACAACATTACAGAAATCATAGCACTTGCTGAAGATACGGAGGAATAATCAATGACAAGAATATTTATTTCACAGCCAATGAAGGGAAAGACTGATGATGAAATTAAGCAGGAGCGTCAGAAAATTGTGGACGCTTGTGTTCGTGAGTACGGTAAGGATACAGAGATTATCGACAGCTTTTTTGAAGGAAGTCCTCACGATGTAAAACCGGCTTGGTTCCTTGGTAAGTCAATCGAATTACTGTCAACGGCAGACGCAGTCTACTTCGCTGATGGTTGGAATAATGCTAGGGGTTGCCGAATTGAACATCAGGTAGCGGTGGATTATGGCATTAAAATCATCAATGATTGTTATGATGTAGATCCTAATAGAGGTTAAATATGAGAAGTAAAGCACTACTAAATATAATAAATATGGTAGATGCAGCAAATGAGGAACTGCCTGTTGAACAGCAGTTCCTCAATGACTTGCGTGCAAGTATCGAGAAGCAAGACGAAAAGAACGCAAGAAAGCCGTCCCAATCATATAAACCATCTTCAATGCACTGTATCAGGAATATGTATTTTCAAGTTACAGGAGCTGAACAGAAAGGTGAGAGGGCTTCAAGTGAACTTGTAGGAATATGTGAAAGTGGTACTGATAGACATGAACGTATTCAGCAAGCAGTTACAGATATGAAGGATACAGGTATTGATTGTGAGTATGTCAATGTAGCTGATTATGTCAAGGCACACAATTTAGACTATTTACAGGTAGTAAAACAAAGTGGTTATGAAACCAAGTTGTTTTATCCCGACTTGAATATGTCATTCTTGTGTGATGGTATCATTCGTTATAAGGGCAAATACTACATACTGGAAATTAAAACTGAAACAAGTAATAAGTTTTGGGACCAGAAGGGAGTAATGCCAGAGCACTATTTACAGGGTACAGCATATTCAGTAGCATTTGGAATTAACCAAGTTCTGTTTCTGTATGAGTGCAGAGATAATTGTGCCAAGAAAGCATATATGTTCAATGTAACAGATGAAATGAAACAAGATTTGGTTGGTAAAATCAATGAGTGTGATGGGTATGTAGATCGCCACATAGCACCACCAAAACCAGAGGATATTACCAAAAAAGCATGTGCCTATTGTGGCTATGCTGATTTATGTAAGTCAATAGGAGATTGATATGTCAGATGGAGTAAATCGTGGTAAACAGTTTGAAGCTCAGATAAAGAGAGCATTTTTGGAAGTACCAGAAACAAGTGTTTACCGATTACAAGATACAATGAATGGCTTTAGAGGTAGTGCAAACATTTGTGACTTTATAGTTTATCACTACCCTGTACAGCTTTTCATCGAATGTAAATCTTGTCATGGTAATCGACTTCCATTGTCTAACATATCAAATACACAATGGCGAGGTCTTCTGGAGCAAAATAAAATCAAAGGTGTTCGTGCAGGTTATATGATATGGTGGATTGATAAAGACGTTACCATGTTCATACCTGCGATTGCTATGCAAATGTATGAGGATGATGGTAACAAGAGCGTTCCATATAAAAATTTTCCATATTCAAGCTACATCATACCTGGTAAAAAGCGACAGATACTTTATGATTATGATATGACCGAGTTTTTGGAGGTAATGTGCAATGTGCATGAGTGAAGAAAAATCGGGTACTGATGAAGAACTAAAGAAAAAGATAGCTGATATTCGTGAAAGGGTAGAACATAATAGTAGCGAAATACAAGAGATAGTTGACAGCATTGTAGAGCCCTATGTGAAAGACCTTGACAACTATGTTGACTTTATCAAAGATGTACTGAAAGATGGTGAAAATCCACCGACCGCTCAAGAGCTTGATGACTTTTGTATGAACTTATCAGTCTACATTTATTATGCTTCAGGTATGCAAGAGCAACTTGGTATCAAAGATGACATTGCAAGAGCTGTGTATAAGGAAATGTATCATTCAAGTCGTGACAGCATTGATAAAGGAACCGTGGCTGATAAAGATAGTTTAGCTGAATTGGCTTCACAGGAAGAAGCATTGATAAGTGCTGCCTATAAGAGAGCATACAATACAGTAAAAGCAAAAGTATCAGCTGCCCAAGAGATAATGGGTAGTGTGAAGAAGATTATTTCACGTAGAATGACTGAAACAGAGTTAACGAGGATATCACAATGACATTAGTAGAGTGCAATATTATTCGACAGGAATGTGAATATATAGACAACTTGATAAAAGATAAGTCAGAGCCATATGTATCAGTGGTTCGTAAAAGTACACAAGAAATTCGTCAATGGTGTGACGAGATTGAAGATACATTTGCTGACGCTGATGAAAATACAAAGGAGATGAGAAGTTGATGTATGTAAATCCATTTTGGTTTGGGTTCGTAGTCGGCGGTATTACTTGGGTCGCCGGATTCATTTTTATTGTGTGGCTTGCAACAAGGAGAAAGTGATATGAGTAGGTTGGATGCTTTAGTGAAAAGAATCAATAAAGATTGGAACGAGGATATTGCTGCCCGTGGTATTCATCGTATTGCTACAGAGAAGATACCGTTTACTAGTGCAAGGCTCAATTATATGACTTATGGTGGTTTACCAAGAGGAAGACTAATTGAGTTTGCAGGAGAAGAGGGTGGTGGTAAAACCACAACGGCTTTAGATGTGTGCAAAAATGCACAACAGATATTTCAGAAAGAGTATGAAGATGAGTTGTCTAACACAACTGATAAGACTCGCCAAAAATATCTTGAAAGTCGAGGACCCAAGCAAGTTGTGTATGCAGACTGTGAGAATACACTTGATGAAGATTGGGCTAAAAAGCTTGGTGTAGATGTAGACAGTATGTATATACTGAAACCACAGACGCAGGCAGCAGAGGACATATTTGAAATGCTACTGGAGATGATTGACACCGATGAAGTTGGTCTTGTAATCATAGATTCATTAGGTGTTATGATGTCCAAACAAGCATATGAAAAAGATATGACTGAAAAGACCTATGGTGGCATAGCAATGGCACTTACCTTATTCAGTAAAAAAGCCGTATTAGCTTGCAAGAAGTATGACTGTACAGTAATTGGTATAAATCAAATACGAGAGAATATGAACAGTATGTACGGCGGAGTAGTTACTACAGGTGGTAGGGGATGGAAGCATAATTGTTTTTCCGGTAATACAAAATTACTTACTAATAAGGGGATTAAAAGATTCCGAGACTTTAAGGATGGTGAAACACTAACCGTTGTTGATAAAGATGGTAATTTGCGAGAGGCTGTAATGCACCATTTTGGAAAGGATAAATTACAGAGAGTTTTACTAAAGACACCTAATATGTCCCAGACTGTTATTTGTACTCCTGACCATAGATGGTTACTTGAAGACGGTACAATTACAACAAACTTAAAAGTGGGTGATAAATTATATGTTAGGAATGAAAATGTAAATCATCCAATAACAAATAAAAGACAGGCATTTATGTTTTGCATGGGAATGATTATAGGTGACGGAACAGACCTTAAACCTGCTTACAAAAATGATACTGTAGCGGTTAAAATTGGACTATGGTGTGATAGAAAAGAAAAATACGCACATTATTTTAGAATGGCAGGGTTTAATGAAACCACAGAACGTGGAAGGATTTGTTTTGTTAAGCGTGGTTATTCAAAACAGAACTTCTTAAATGGAGAATGTTGGAAATATTTAACACCAGAGGACAATCGTTATTTGTTTATGGGATATTATGCAGCAGATGGTTATTATAACGGTACTGAATGTTGCACTTTTGATTCTCGGGTTTTGGATATGATTAAGTACACAAGTGGTATGTGCGGGTATTATATCACACGCATAGATGAGGGTATTACAGGTGAAAATACTTATAAACCTGGTAGAACTGGTTGGTATGTGTATTTTACTACACACCAGACTAAATATACTAAGTGGGTTGTTCATTCAATAACTGAGTTAGGTTACGGAGGAACTTATTGTGTTGAAGAACCTGTTACTCATACGTTTACACTTGAAAAAGGTATAGTTACAGGTAATTGTTCTGAAAGGTTCATGTTCAGTAAGGGTGACTTTGTAGATGACAAAGGCGATACACTAAAGAAATCATGCGATGAACCTAAAGGGAATAAAGTGATGATTTCCATTGTCAAAAATAAAGTTGATAAGCCCGACCGTCGAACTGGATATTACACATTGATGTATGACTATGGTATAGACGAAGTTATTGATTTAGTCGATACCGCAATCAAAGATGGAATAATCAATAAAGCCGGAGCGTGGTTTACATTTGTAGATCCAGAAACAGGTGAAATTGTTACTGATGATGAAGGTAAAGAGATAAAAATACAAGGTCAAGCAGGTGTTATTCAGTTTGTACGAGATAATGAAGAAATGCGAACTGAACTTGATGAACAGGTACGAAAGTTTTAGAGGTTGTAGCACTCAGAAATGAGTGCTACTTTTTTCTTTAAAAACTTTTGAAAAAACGGTTGACAAACCCATAAGATTGTTATACAATAATAAATGTAAACGAAATGTTGTTCATTTAATACGAAAGCGAGGAATTATGGCATTAGTAAAAGTACCAGAGAAACAGGCAAAGAGAATGTTATTCGAGTTTGTGAATAACCAGGATATGGCATTTGAGGGAATTGATTTCAAAAACCTCTCAAAAATTCAGCTTCATAAGAACTTAAAGGATTGGGAAGATAAGTTCAGGAAAGCCGGGTATGACCAGAAGCATTTCATGGTGTATTACACCACAGGGAAGGTTATGAATGAGGTATTTAATTGGACTGGAGATAACGCATACCCTGATGATTTTACAGTGCTTATTGTACCAAATTTTCATAATCCTGCTGTAAAGTATGAGTACAATAAGCAGACTGGCAATCCACACTTTTGCCGATGGTTCAGTGATATATTCTTCAGTAATTGTATAAAGCAGTCCGCAGAATATGACCTTGAGTTATTGGAGAACGCAGGACTTGACGGTCAGTATGACGTTGAGCCAGACTTTGACTGATAAATAGGAGTTCAACAATGAAGAATATCGAAATACCATCACAGAAAGAAATAATCGACTTCTATGGTAGAGAAGACCGCACAACCGTCGTCATGGAGGAACTGGCAGAATTTGCGAAAGTCGTGTCAAAATACAAGAGATATGTGTTGAACAGCGAAAAGTACAGGAACGACTCTCGGTATGACACACACGAAATTATAGAAAGCCTGAAAGAAGAAATCGCTGATACACTGATATGCATACAGATAATGCAGGACATCACAGACATCAGCGACCAAGAACTCAGAGGACAAATAAATCGGAAACATAGAAGAAACGTATTACTGTGCCGAGATGCACAGAAAAGAAGACTAGAAGAATGAATAAAAATAGCACTAGATATTTCAGTACAAAACAAGAGAAGCACGTTGCAAAAAAGTTGGGTGGTAAGCGTACACCCAACTCTGGTGCGACACCATTTCTAAAAGGTGATATAGAACTTGATGATTGGCTGATTGAATGTAAGACTTGTACAAAGGAAAAACAATCATTCAGTATCAAAAGAGAGTGGCTTGAAAAGAACGAAGAAGAAGCATTTGCAATGGGAAAGAGTCATTCAGCATTATGCTTTAATTTTGGAGAACCACATAATACCCAAAATTATTATATAGTGACTGAACAAGAGTTTAAGGAGTTGCTCAAGGAGGTTAATAAATGAAAATAAAGGTACTAGAGGGTGGCTATGCACCACAGAAGGCTTATTTTGATGATGGCGGAATGGATTTTTGTACACCGGATGATGTAGATATAAAAGCTGGAAGTTCTGCTATCGTTGACTTAAAAGTTCAGGTTCAGATACCGATTGGTTTTTTCGGTAAAATGGAAAGTAAAAGTGGGCTTATGTTCAAACATCATATAGTTTGTCCTGGTGGTGTGATTGATAGCTCATATAGAGGTAATGTTAGAGTTGTACTGGAAAATCATGGTGATACTGACTATCATTTTAATAAGGGTGATAAAGTAGTACAAATGATAATACAGCCATGCTTATTATCTTCAATAGATATTGTTGATGATTTGGACGAGTCCACAAGTGGCAGAAATACTAATGCTTATGGTAGTAGTGGTCGCTAATAAGGAGGTAGCTTATGCCGAAGCTGAAAAATTCACAAACAAAGAGGGTGCTTGAATATATGTCAAAAGGTAATACGTTGACAAGTAAGCAAGCATTTGATAAATGGGGTATCACTCGTTTATCATCAATCATATTTAATCTGCGTAAAGATGGGTATAATATATCAATGACAACCGATAGGGGGTACAATCGGTACGGCGAAGCAGTACATTGGGGAGTGTACAAGTTAAACAAAGGAGTGTACAAGTTAAACACTTAAAATATCAGAAAGGTGATAATATGAAACGAATGTGGATTGACACAGATGGTGGCTCAGATGATTTTGCGGCTATTGCTATGGCAATAGCCTCACCAAATATATTGGTAGATGGTATATCATGCGTTGATGGTAATGTAGACTTGAAACAATGTTGGAGCAATGTACAGCTTGTATTGAAGGGATTTGAGCATAAGGTTGTATCACATATTAAATGTGTTGCAGGGGCTACTGAACCGATTGTAAGAAAGTGCTATAGGGCTTACGAAACTCATGGTAATGATGGCTTATCTGGATATAATAAGGATTGTGTATATGGCAATAGTTGTTATCCAAATCTCGCTTCAACCATTGATATGATTGTTGACGCTGTAGATAGACATGATATTATAATGTGTTTGGGTCCTCTAACAAATATTGCATATGCTTGTAAGTTGTATCCCGATATTATGAAGCGTGCAGATATATGGGCAATGGCAACCGCAGGGAAGGGTGAAGGTAATGTTACATCGCTTGCAGAGTTCAATGTATGGCAAGATGCCGAAGCTGTTAAAATAGTGCTAGACACTTGTGAAAATGTACATTTCATTGGGTGGGATATGTGCTTAGATGCTATGTTTACAGCCGAGGATATAGAAGAGATTTATAATAGTGGCATAGCCGGAAAGACGTTTATGGCTATAAATAAAACGCTTATTAAACTGAATAAGGATAGGTTCGGTAGCCCTTGTCTTGATTTTGCTGACCCAGTTGCAATGGCAATAGCACTTAATCCCGAATTTTGCGGAGCGTCATTTGAGCAGTATGGGTGCTGTGTATGCCTTTCAAATTATGCAGATTGTTATGGCGGTGTCAATTTAGACGTCAATGGTTATTTTGATTATACGCAGAAAGCATATTGGGTTACTAACATCGGGGGTGGTACAAAGCTGTATATTAGAACATTGATAACTGCTTTGAATAGTATGTGGCACCCAATATTTGATATTGACAAAATATTTGATATTGACAAATAGCTTAGATTATAGTATAATGTTTATATCAAAGTAAAGTAAAGGAGAACCAAATGGAAACATTAGCAATTAAGTATCGTCCACATACATTTGATGATGTGACTGAACAGGGTTCAGTAAAAACGATACTTGAAAATCAGATTGAGTCTAACACAATCAAGCATGGTTATCTTTTTTGCGGTGGTGCTTGACTTATATATGTTGTGGTGTATAATGTTTTCAAGGAGTGATTACTATGATAGGAATTTATAAAATTGAGAACACTATAAATCATAAGGTATATATTGGGCAATCTGTTGATATTGAAATGCGTTGGAAGGAGCATTTATATGCCTTAACGAGGAATCTTCACGAAAACCATCACCTGCAAAATTCTTGGAATAAATATGGTGCTAAAGCTTTTACATTTAGCATTATAGAAGAGTGTGAGTTAAGCCATCTTACAGATAGAGAGCAATATTACATAGATTTGTATGGTGGAATAAATTCAGATAATAATTATAATAATCGAGATGCAGGTTATAAAGGCAATTTATCTGAAAGTACAAAACAGAAATTAAGGGATATAAATTTAGGAAAACAAGCTTGGAATAAAGGTTTAGATAAATCGGACCCTCGAGTTGCAAAGTACGCTAAAAATCTAGCTACAAAAACTATTTCAAGTGAACAAAGAGAAAAGATACGAAAGACTGTTCAAGCACATCACGATAACGGAGACTATAATTATGATGCTATGAATAAGAAACGTTTAGCAACAATGAAAAAGAATTCTGAGAATGGTAAAGTTAGAAAAGTTAGAAAAGATAAGGGCATTAAAAAAGACCCTGAAATTGGTAAAAGAATAAGTGAAGCTAAAAAACGAAATAATGAAGCTCGGAGAAACTCATTAGGTTATGTTCATTCACCTGAAACTCGAGATAAGATTCGTAACTATAATTTATTAAATTCAACATCTAAAAATAAAATATGGGTTAATAATGATATAGTTCAGCTTCGTATTGAAAATAGTTTATTAGGTGAGTATTTAGAAAAAGGATATAAGAAAGGAATGATAAAAAGTGGCAAAAAGTCTAGCAGTAAAATATAGACCAAAAAATTTTTCAGATGTTGTAGAACAAGGTTCAACTGTCGCAATATTAACAAATCAGATAAATACACATACTATAAAATCAGCATATCTTTTCTGCGGGGGTGCCGGCACAGGTAAAACAACTTGTGCTAGAATATTCGCAAATGAGATAAACAATGGTAAAGGAGAACCAATCGAATTAGATGCAGCCTCAAACAATTCAGTTGATGACATTCGTAGACTGACAACTGATGCCGAGACTAAGTCACTGTATTCAGAGTACAAAGTCTTCATAATTGACGAGTGTTTTCCGGCAAATACACCAATTAGAACAGTAGATGGTGATAAACCAATTTCTAAAATATGTGTAGGCGATATTGTTAAAGGTATGTCAGGAAACAATAAAGTGACACACATTTTTAAGAATAGCGTGTTGACAGAGAGACTATGTTGTGTTACTATAAACAGTAGAAAGATTATTACAACAGTGGAGCATTTATTTTTCACTAATCATGGTTGGGTAGAAGCTTCACAATTACGGAAAGGTGATGTTGTTTATGGTGACGAAAATTTGCAAGAATTGTGGCAAAGAGTTTGTAAAACAACGGGACAGAGGAGAGAAATTCTGCTGTCACAAATGCTCAACGGAGTATGTAAAGCGAACACATCAGAAAAAAGTGAAGAAAGTGTACTGCCAGGTTTGCGGGAAGCCGATGATAGTTCCGAATTACTCGAAGAAAAAAACTTGTTCCAAAGAGTGCAAAAACAAACTTATTACGAAGTCCAATATACAACGAGCGAATACAGAATATGGGATGGAGTTACGCAAACAAGCCTCAGAAAGAATGAAGAAATCAAATCCAATGCAAAGCAAGGAAGCAATTCAAAAGATGCTGATGACAAAAGAGAAGAATGGAACTCTTCATCAATGGCATACACAGAGGGGTGGAAACGGGAAATATACAATTCCTCAGATTCTCTTGTGGCAAGCATTAGGAACTGGTTGGGAATTGGAGTTTCCGATAAGCACAAAAAGCCTGAATTGGCAAGAACTTCAACTACCCTGGTGCTACAAAGTAGACCTTGGTTATTCAGAAAAGAAACTGGCGATAGAGGTAGATGGAGTAAACCACAACTGGAAACATGGACGATTAAAGGATGCGAAGAAAACACAAGCACTACAAATGCTAGGGTGGAAAGTGTTGAGATTTACAAACGAGGAAATAATGACGAACTGTTCAGAGGTAGTTTCACAGATACAGAGTTATCTTCAGGATATGTAACAATGTATGACTTAGAGGTTGAGAATGACCATTCTTATTTTGTTAATGATGTGTTAGTCCACAACTGCCATTCCTTAAGTAACCAGGCGTGGCAAGCTATGCTGAAAACACTTGAGGAACCACCTGCTAAAGCAATATTCATTTTCTGCACAACTAATCCTGAAAAAATTCCTGCAACCATACTATCAAGGGTACAGCGATATAATTTTCAGAGAATATCACAAAAGGGTGTACTTGAAAGACTTGAATACATTGTTGATAAAGAGGGTATTGATTGCCCATCAATCGAACCATTGAAGTATATAGCGAAGATTGCCGATGGTGGTATGAGAGACGCTATCACATTGTTAGATAAGTGTACATCATACAGTAACACTATAATGATGAATACCGTTGTAGAGGCACTTGGAGTGATGGACTATGATACAATGTTTGCACTTGTCAAAGCACTGGTCAAAGACGCAAGCGAAGAGAAGTCAATCGAAATCATCAATAAGGTATATGCTGATGGTAAAGATGTGAAAGTATTCATCAAAGATTTCTTTGAGTTTGTACTTGACATGAATATCTTTTCAGTAACAAGAAATTTTGATTATGTCAAAATACCAAACGAATGGGAACATGTACTTGTCTCATATTTTGATGATACCCACATTGCAAACAACCTTGCTGATTTACTGAATGACCTCGTTAAACTCAATGCTTCAATCAAATGGGAACAGAACTCAAAGGCGGTTGCTATTGCGGATTTTATTCTGTTCATTGAGTCATCAATGAAAGAATGTGGAAAGGATGAAAAGTAATGGTAGGACAAAAGAAAAACATCAAGTGGGTAAATACCGCTATTGAGAATGATAAAGTACCGAAGTCCATTGTCATTATAGGTCCAAAAGGTAGCGGTAAACGTACAATGGCAAAATTTATAGCACAGAAGCTGAATTGTGTGTATGCACCCTCAGACATAAAAGTTGATGCTGTACGACAGGTAATTGATACGTCATATAAAACATCAGACAAGGTGTTGTATTGTTTTGAAAATGCTGATAATATGAAGAATGCAGCTAAGAATGCACTACTCAAAGTTACCGAAGAGGCTCCAACTTATGCTTGGTTTGTGATGACATTGATGGATGACAGCACATTACTTCCAACGATAAAAAGTAGAAGTTTTGTGATGAATATGCAACCATATACAGCGGAAGATAAGGGGCTGATATTAAGTTCACTTGACACAGAGAGCAAGCTGACACCAGAACAGCGGTCATACTTTATTGAGATGGCAAACACACCATATGAATTACAGAAGTTATTTGAATATGGTCAAGACTTTCTCGACTATGTTGAAATGGTAGCTGACAATATATCAGTGGTAGAGAGTGCAAATGCTTTTAAGTCCGGAAATAAGTTGGCACTTAAAAATAATGACGAAGGCTATGATTTAAGCCTGTTTATGCTTGCATTTGTTCAGCTCTGTATAAAGCGAATAACTGAAGGTAAAAGCCCCATAAAGTATGCAAGCGGTGTTCCGTGTACCAACTGGGCATACCGTGATTCAATGAAGTTAGGTGTGAATAAACAACAGCTTTTTGATTGGTGGGTATTCAAGCTAAGGAGTGTATGGTATGACTTTGATTGACTTGAAGGAAGACATCATACATAAGCGACTGAAAAACTTCTATATATTCACAGGAACAGAAATTGGTATAATGAATATATATTTGAAGCAGATGAGCAGAGTGTATGGTATGCCAATAACAAGGGCAAACAGTGTAGCTGATATTTACAACTCTTGTACAACACGGTCATTGTTCGGAGCGTCAAAGCACTTTTATGTTATCAGAGATGATACTGATTTTACAAAGCAAGAAAAAGCATATACTACAATAGCCAAAGACATCGGGAACAATGTTATAGTGTTATTGTATGAAAAGCTGGACAGCCGGTTGAAATTCGGTAAATACTTCAAAGATGCTACGGTCAATTATGAACCACTGGATACAAATGTACTTGTTAAGTATATTCAGAAAGCGTGTCCTGGCTTGACAAGCGAACAGTCAAAATATATAGTTGAAGTGTGTGAACATAGATATGATGAATGTATGCTTGAAGCAGACAAAGTTAATCAGTATGCAGAGGCAACTGATACAACTACTGAGAAAGCATTTGAGAAGTTGGTAACAGACGGTAGTATATATCAGCCTGAAGATGTATCAGTATTTCAGTTTGTGGAAGCTGTATTATCATTAAATGTAGATACAGCTTTTGATATGGAGCGAACATTACGAGAGAATGGTACACCAAGTATCACGATATTAGGAACACTATACAACAGCATGAAGGCAGTAATGCTTATACAATGCTGTGATAAAGGTGAGAATATCAGTGAAGTAACAGGACTTGATAAAGGAGCTATATACTATAACAAAAAGTATGTGGGCAAATTTGACACAGAGTTTTTAGTTTGGTGTGTACAAGAGGTACAGCGGTTAGTATCAGGAGTTAAAAATGGTCAGATTGATGATTGCTATGCTACACGGTTTGCACTAACTGAAATTTTGTGAATGTCAGCTCATAATCGACTTGTACGCAAGTTTTGAATAGTCAACGTATGAATTATCATGTGATGATTAAAAACGTCATACAAGCCGATTATGAAGCAGTAAGCGAAAGGAGTTTGAGAGAGAGTCTTGTTATGAAACTATACGAGCGATGTATCAGGTGTGGACGCAAACTGAAAAATGAAGAGTCAAAGGAACTGGGGTTCGGTAAAGTATGTTGGGAGAAGTGGAATGCAGAAATAAATGCAAAGCCACTTTTTGATACAGATATAATGAAAGGAGGCTACGAAGTCAGTGGACCGAATAAAGAACAAAAAGAAGATAATTCACATTGATGATGAATGGATACAACAGCAAATTGATGAATGTGAAGAAAAGAATCTCAATGGTCAAACGTACAATTATCCGATTGAGAATGATTCCACATATCAAGTGGTTGTGGGGGTTAAGAGATTATGACTGATGAAGAGTTTCTCTTACAAGACCGTCTAACAAAAATACGCTCTGTGTTTCATAAATATGGACAAGACAAATTCTATATATCGTTCAGTGGAGGGAAAGATAGTTGTGTGCTATCGGCACTCATAGATATGGCTGTACCAGATAATAAAATACCAAGAGTGTTTGCTGATACAGGAATAGAGCTCAATATCATTCGTGATTTTGTCAGAGAGAGAGTAGCCAAAGATGACCGTTTTCAGATGATAAAGCCAAGTGTACCAATTAAGAAAATGCTTGAAGAAAAGGGTTATCCATTCAAAAGTAAAAATCATTCCTATTGGGTAGCAAAGTATCAAGATAATGGATGTTCGCTTGAAGGACTTACTGGCTTACAAAAGTATCTGAGTGGCTATTATAAGAATAAGAAAGGTTACAAATCATCTGATACTTGTCCAAATAAACTGATGTATCAGTTTACCCCAGATTTCAATATAAAGATATCTGATAGATGCTGTACTGAACTTAAAGAATTACCATTGACAAAGTGGAAGAAAGAGAACCATAGGTCCATCGCCATTTCGGGTATAATGCGAGCGGAAGGCGGTAGAAGAAAAAGTGCTGTATGTATGTATTTCAATCATAAGACACTCGAAGCATTTCATCCACTTGCCGTAGTTACAAAAGAATGGGAGGAGTGGTTTATCAATGAATACAGTGTAGAAATATGCGATATATACAAACCGCCATACAATTTTGAAAGAACCGGTTGTAAAGGATGTCCATTCGCATTAAATTTACAGCGGAACTTGGATATACTTCAAAAGTATTTCCCGAATGAACGTAAGCAATGCGAGATTATATGGAAACCGATTTATGATGAATACCGTAGATTAGGTTTTCGATTAACTGAAAAGCCAAACGGAAAGGAATTATTCTGATGGCAAACAATAATAACAATATGATATACAAGTTGCAGTTGGCATTGAATAGAAAAGGTTATCAGGTATTAGTAAACCGAACACAATTCTATTCTGAACAGCAACAGCGTCCTGTAACAAAGTATGTATGTTCTCAGTCACGACCAAATTTGATGACTGGAAAAAACAAGCATGTTACTCTGTTTGAAGCGTTCAGCACAATACAGATGGTACTGTTCCTCAGGAATTTATGGTTTATGGTGAATAAGAGAGAGATACCACAAACAAACCATATCAAAGGTGCTGACAAGTTTGAAAAGGCTTGGGCTGAGGCACGAGATACAATCAAGCAAGATAAAGAATTTTGGGAAGTACCAAAATTGTCTAACGAAATTCGTGAAGCTCAAAAAGCGAAGAAGGACAGAACTGTCTAACGAAAAAATTGTCTAACGAAAAAATTGTCTAACTAAAAAATTCTCTATAATGAAAGGAGTCTATATTATGAGATATGTAGCAAATGATGGAAAGGTTTTTGACCGTGAGGAAGATTGTACTGCATACGAGCAGAGCTTAGAAGTTAAGGAAACAGCACGCAAGCTCTCACCTCAGGAAGCATTAGATGAGATAAGGAGAGAAGAAATTAAGCGACTTGAGAAGTGTGTCATTAAAGCCAAGCTCCAGTATGATGAGGTTCATAAGAAATTTCATTCCGAACTTCTCAAGTATGTCAAAGACACAGATGACAATGATTTTGGAGTCAGCATAATGGATGATCTGATAAGCAAATCATACAGAGAGGAACAAGATACTGAGGATTTCCTTAAGATGATTTCCGAGTTTTTAAGCTGAAAAACTGAGAAATTACATATATAATTATACGCACACAAAAAAGCGACCAGTTTACCTAGGTCGCTTTTTTGTGTGTAAAAATTTCTTGTAAAAAGTTGTTGACAAGTTGTAAAGATTATTATATAATCATAATCGTAAACAAAAAACAACTGGCACAAATGGAGGTGCAAAATGGCAAGTAAGAAATTTTATTATTACGTTCTTGTGATGACACAGGAAGGACCAATGTTCGTAACAAAGCTGGATTGGCGAACAAATATGGCTATGTGGGAAAAAGAGAAGGAGCCATATTGTTTCGGTACTGACACACAAGCTAGAGATTTAGCACAGGAATTATCAGTCGGCTTAACTTGGAATGGTAACCCTGCATATGTTGTTCAGAAAACAACTGAGCAGACATATCAGCCGTTCATGTATGACAAAGGTTGTTTTAAGTTTTTGACTTATGGACAGCAAGCCGATATGGAGCGTGAGAAAGCTAAAAAGGAGAACGAATAATGGTTTGGAATGTACTTTCAAACTGGAGCGGTGCCGTTGAGATAGACGGTACTCGCTATGCCAGTGTTTCAGAGATACCGAGAGATTTAGCTCTTTATGATGGTATGAACATTTTACTGAAGAGTTCAACCGAAGCGGAGAGAACGTCAAGAGATAGCGTAGACGAGCAGATATATCATATTAAAGTGAAGCAGTATATGACAAAGAAATCTACCCCAGATTTTGATTTTATGAAAAAGTGGAATAATGACGTTCCAATGCCACTTGTAGAAATGGTAGGCACCAAAGTTAAAGAAACAAGAGGCATGGTGTATATGAAGCTCCACGCTGATACACGATTTCAGACGGTACAGTGCTGTATGAAATGTGGACGACCAATAACAAATCCTGTGTCACAGTTTTTTGGTATGGGACCAGAATGTGGAGGTCATAATTATGTCAATCCGTTCAATTCAGATGAAGAGCTGAAGGAAGCCGTTGATAAATACAAACGGGAAGTCCTCAGTAAAATTGAGTGGAGTGGTTGGGTAATCAAGTCAGCAATCGTAGAGGAGGAACTATTAAAAGTTCCTTCAAAAAGTGCTTGACAATCTAATGATTGTATGATAATATTTATATGTAAACAAAAACAATGGAGTTACGAAAGTAGCTCCACCAATTAGCTAAAGGAGGCTAAACAATGTACGATTTTGGATATGGTACACAGTACCGGAGAGTAGACAAGCGTATAGCAAGGAAGCTGTATAACGAGGGCAGAAATATTCATGTAGTTCCCAACAAAGTTAGGATTGATAATAGTTGGGGCTTAACAGTTGATGTTCAGAAAGACTATGAAGCAAATCAGGGATATACATTCGACCAGATTATAAATGAGTTCATATTCTATAATTGTGGTTATGCTGAAACTGGACGTTATCCTGCATATTATATAAAGGAGGGAGAAGAATGATTACATTAGCTGATGGCACACAGGAATGGGTATCAAATAAAGAGGAAATGCTCCGGCTTGTCGAAGACAAGTTGGGGTATGAAGCTAAAGAGCTGTTATCAGATATGTTTGATGATATTAGAGGTGATGGGTGGGCTGAAATGGAGCAGACTATCAATGAATATTATCAGACACAGCTTCACGATGCCGTTGACAGCTTAGATGAGATTACTGATGAATTTCAGGAGATATTATCAGCAGATCGAATGAATAGGAAGAGGTTGAATGAGCAAGTCCGTAGACTGAAATCAGTTAGGAATAAGATTTACAAGGAGCTTTAGAATTGTCTAACACACACGCACTATATGAAATATTCACTGGAAAGGAACTTGAAGTCGCTGAACTCATACAGAGAAGGCGACTTCAAATGTTAGTCCACTCTTGCATTTATTATAAGATGGACCAAAATATAATATCAGATACTCAATGGAGTAGGTGGGGCACTGAACTTGCTGACTTGCAGAATAGATATCCAGAAATAAGTCAACAGGTTGGATGGGCAGAAGTATTTGAAGATTGGGATGGTAGTTCTGGAGCATTTTTACCACTAGATGATCCTTGGGTTGTGAGTAAAGCACTACAGCTCCTTCATCATCAAGAAAATACTTATCATGTAAATAAGACAGTAAAGAAAATTACATCAGCAGTAAAATCAGCAAAACCTGGAGTTCACGCATTGTTTTGAAACTTTCTTTAAAGATTTCAAAAAAGCTATTGACAAGTTGTAAAGATTATTATATAATCATATGCGTAAACAAAAAACACGTAAGCCGAACAATAGATTCGGTGATGGCACAAAGCCAAAGGAGGCAATTATGTTAAATGATACAGATATTCTAAGATTAAAAGAACGCATAGCTAAAGATAAAGCTGATCTAGACTTCATGAAAGATATTCCTACTTATGGTTGGAGCCAAATGGAAGATGATTGGCAGGTAATCGAAACACTTGAGTGGAAAGCAAGAGATATTTTACGTTCTACGTATAATATAGATGTATACACTTTTGGTAGTGCATATGTATATGTATTTGACGCAAACGATGAAGAACTTCAGGAAGAAAAGGTCAAACATACATCAATAATACGTAATGCTCCGGCAACTACAAAGTATATTAAGATACGTTTAAGTGATTACGAAGATTTTGAATTACAGCTACTAGAAGCTTCTAATTCGGATGAAGAATATACAGACAATTACATTGATAAAATTGTTGAGCTTTACAACAATTCTACATATGATTCCTGAAAAGTATCAGAGCATTATTTTTAGCTATGAAGATGAGTTTGTTGATAAAGCTAGAGAAATCTATTCAATGACTGATGCAGAAATATTGCTCACAGAATGTATGACACAAAGCCAAAGGAGGTAATTATGTTAAATGATTATGAAGAAGCTAAACTTGTAAGAGAACTGCGTAGAATGCGTGATATGTTGCAGATGTGCAACGAAACAGTTCATTCAGGAACTGACGCAGAGATTAAAGCCAACTACGTTGACTGGAAGTCACGCAAGGGTATTTCACCCTATTATGGTGAGAGCGTTGCAAGTATGAGACGTAGCTCATATGCACGAAAGAGCGGTTCGGGTCAGGCAGCAATCAATATGGGACTGGAGTACGTAGAGAAAATGTTGCTGATTATCAAAAACAGCGATAGGAAGGATGATGACAATGACTAATTCAGAAATACTGATTACAGAGTGTGCATTGCACAATGTCACAGAGGCAGTTGATACATTCGCAGGATGGAAGCGTAAGGGATACAGCGTGAAGAAAGGGGAGCACGCTGTATTCAAGACATCAATATGGAAGCCAAGTAAAAAGAGAAAGGAGGAGGACTCAACTGAAGATACCGATGATAAGAAGCCATATGCTAGGATGTATATGGTAAAGGCCGCTTTCTTTACAGCGTCACAGGTTGAGCCAATTAAAGATGCAAGTAAAGGAAACTCATAATGCTATAAAGCAGTTCCAGCATGAAATTTATAATGCTACAGACTGGGATACAGTTCAGAAGCTGTACAGACAGTGCAGGATGTGGGTGCGTGGGCAGGTGAGTTATGCTCACGCACTTACCAAAGAGCAGGGGTGGTATGTAAACAAGAAGATGAACGCAACTAGAAAAGAAGTATTAGCAAAGTGGCGAGAGAGCCACAAAAAGGAGTATAGTCATGGACGCAAGGAACAGAGTTGTAAGAATACTTATGCACAGAGACGGACTCACAGAAAAAGAAGCAGTAAGCCGTGTGGAGGATACCGCTTCAGAAATATATGATGCTATCGAGGGTACAAGTTGTATGGATCCTGAGGACATAATGATGGAAGAGTTAGGTCTGGAGCCGGACTATATGTTCGATATACTGTGAGGTGATAATATGTTAGTGACATTCAGAGGTTTAATTCCATGTAAGATGAAAGAAATGCGGAAACATTTTGGTATGTGTGTGCAGAATTATCAGCACTCGCTCCGTGATGATGGAACGTATGATATGTGTGTGGATGTCGAGGAAATACGAGATAAGTATTATGGTACGAATAAGCAGGTACTTACCTTCATAGCCAATTATGACAGCGTATCGTTGTTAAGGGTGGACTATGACCATATAGAAATTACAATCTAATAAATTTTTTGTTAAATACTGTTGACAACTTCATAAGATTGTACTATAATAAATAGCGTAATGAAAAACAACCAAGCACAAATATGGAGGTGCAATCTTATGAAAAACAAATTAAAGTTCAACGACAAGACAATCGTGGTATTCAGTTATGTGGATGGTGTTGTGCCAATCCACACCGCCACAATCAATGTGCCAATGCACAGAATGTACTTCAATCCCGGTACTGAATCATTTTTCAACGGTGTTGTTGATGGTGTGGAACAAGTCAAATTTGATATTGGTACTGGAAAAAATCCTGGCAAGTATCGTGGCAAATTTCTTACAGCCATTGACTTCACAGATGACGAATTACCGTCCATGCTGTATGTATTACAGCATAATGAGTACCGTAGACGGATAATAGTTGTTGGCTGATTAAACATTGGGCGGCTTAAAAAACCGCCCTTGTATTTGTTTTACGAAAGGAGTTAATTTTGAAGAGTAATGAACAGTTGTCTAATTACGAGCGTGCGTGGAGAAAACACAAAAAAGAGATAAGAAAGAAAAAGCTGATTAAGGCAGGAGTTGCTACAGCACTGATGATTGGTGTTGGGGCGTCTATATATTCAATAGCAGCTTTCTCTGCACCAGAGAAGCCACAGAGACAAGTTCCTGAACCAATAACAGTGATGAATACAGCTTATAAGGTGAAGCCGATAGAGGCGGTTTCTGTACCATATACAGCGACTAGGGAGGTTATGGCTACACCATTAGAAACTGCACCAGTAGAAACTACATCAGCGGTAAAATCTGAAAGTAAATCAAAACAGAAACGAGCGATAAGCGAGGCAGAGTTTGAATATATCGTGAAAACCGTATGGGCGGAAAGCGGTAACCAAGATGAATTAGGTCAGAGATATGTGGCTGACTGTATAATAAACAGGAAGAAAAAGTATAAGTGTAAGAATTATTATGATGTAATTCAAGCAAAGAACGCCTTTGCTACATACAGCAATGGTGCGATTGAAAGAGCAGAACCCACTGAACTGACATATAAAGTGGTAAAGGAAGAACTTGAACACCGAACTAATACAGAAATACTGTATTTCAGAACTAAACATTATCATACATTTGGAGCCCCATGCTTTAAGCATGGGGCTCATTATTTTTCAAAATAGATTTCAAAAAAGCTATTGACAATTGCTATAGATTATAGTACAATGTTTACATAATCAATAATCAATAGTGATTATGAACCAAGCACAAATGGAGGTGTAAAATGGAAAGGTACAAAGTAGTTTATAAGACCGTGTATAGTGACGGTACAGCAGGACACAGGTCAATGTTTTGGTTCGTGAGTGCCGATAACACAGACGAAGCAATCGACAAAGTTACTGAAGTTGCTAGAGAGCGTTCAAAGAGAAGCATACTAGGCATTGTGGTTCAGCAAGTGTTCAGAGTGATGTATTACAAGTATCGTGAGCACGAGGTTGAAGTAAATTGGTAATCAAATGGGGAGAGTAGTATTCACAGTACATAAGGAGGTACAATATGTGTGAAGTAAGGAGACACTGTTTCGATTTTTACCGAGAAAATGATGTGCCAAATAGCGTAATAGAATTGGCACGAGATGAGATTCATTTAAATCGAAATTTGATTGAGGAGTTCGATGAAGCTGAGATACACCCGAAGTTCAATCGAGCTTTATGTGAGAGTAAGATTGATGCGTGCTATAGTGTGCTAAATGTAAGAGCCAGGCGGCTGATTACTGACTGGGATGCAATAAAAATGCTTGTAGACATTCATGAAGGGCTTGTAGACATTCATGAAGGAAGAAAGGAGTAATACAATGACAAGAGTATCATATAAAAAACTTACAGAGTGGGTTAATGAATGGAATGAAGGACATCCTGAGCATGAGCCGTTTGAAGTTCGTGTTTATAACGGATACTATCATATTGGAGAGAAAAGTTCCAATATGATTAGTGAAGCCACACCGAGGAGAGCTTGGGAAATGTTTACGATGTGGAAGTACGGATATTTAGAGGGCATGGAAGCTAAGGGCCGTGCCATTGGTAAGGGGCTTGCTGAAGCAATGAAAGGAGAATGATGATGGAACAGCGTAACTTTGTAGAAGCGTACTGTGCAGCCTATGGCTGTACAGTACAAAAAGCTGAAGAGGTATATGTACAGTGGTCGCAGGCAGGCGAACATGACCGCATAGCTAATCTGATAAACTGGTGGGTTAGTCAGGCAAGAATGGCATTTTATTGTGACTGAGAGGAGTAAACAATGGATATATATGATTATTTTATAATCGGAGATACTGATAAATACAAAGGATGTCTTATAACAGTATGCGGTAAAGACAAGAAGCACGCTGAAAAGGTGCTTGACCGTATGAAGAACAGACCAACTATTACAGATAGGTCATTGATGGTTGGGCATACCAACCTCAGGATTGAGAAAGAGCTGTCAAGTAAGTGTTGGTGGAATGATTCTTTTCTTATGAGTGATTGAAAAAGTTGTTAAGATAGGGCACGCTATTTCGCCGTGTATGACGTTTTATATATTGAGTGGTATATAGTACCATAGCACGCTATAAAGCACACTACAACGCTTGTATTCACGCTGTAGCGTGCTTTTATTATATGATAACATACAAAATCATTGACTGGTAACAATGAGAGTAGGTGGATAAAAATACATCATAAGTAATAATTTTGGTGGGTGGGAAATACATAATCAGTGTTTTAAAAAGTTTTGAGATATTTGTAAAAAGTGCTTGCAATATTTCAAAGATTGTGATACAATAAATAGCGTAATGAAAAACCAATACAAAAACCAGTACAACACGAAAGCGAGGTAAGAACAATGAAGTATCATTACAATGTAAGAATTTTAACCAGGGACGAAATGGCTGAAGAGGTTGATCTCAACGATGTGCCAGAGTATCAGGGAGCAAAGCTGTTTATCATCAGCACAAATGATGAGAATCCTTATGAAGGAGTCATTTATGAGAATGGCGAAATGTGGGTGTTCGGTGCAAGACATGACCATCGAGTATCAACGCTGGAGGAACTGCTTGACCAGATTGCAAGCGGTGACTGATGTAAAAATCATACGGGGAGAGTATGATACCAATACTTATGGAGGTAGATAGTTATGTATATCAAGTTAAAAGGAATTACACCAAGAGAACGTCAGCGGTTAATGGAAATAACGTTTTGGAAAGAACGTTTTTGTGATGCCATTTCATATTTCGATGACAGCGAAGATGTAGTATTTGAAATATTTGACGAGGATTGTTTCGATATTAGATATACTAGAAGCAAAGGATTTATATTTTTTACAGGATTAGTTGAAATAGGAAATACAAAGTCAGCAACCATAGTATTTGGGAAGGATGTTGACTGATGATACTGCTATGTATGATATGTATAGGAGCTGTACTGTGGATATTTAGTTTAGCAGTATGGCTTGCTTTGGAAATAGTCAAGCTTATTCTAAAGCTGATATTCAGTTCTAAATGGTGGTTTATATTGTTTCCAATAGCAATACTGATAATACTGATATTATAGGCAGGAAATACATAATCAGAGCGTATGAAAGCCGACCAAATTATGGATTTTCAATGAAAGATAGAAATGGAGGTAAAAGAATGACAATAGAAGAACGGAATAACAAACTAAAACATCTAATCACTTGTATGAAATGTGAGGTGAGTGGTAAATCTTGTGATGAAAATTGTCCTACTCAATACGAAGCCGGAAACATGGGAGAGATTATCGAAAATCTCGAAGAAATATCCAAAATTCTAGAGCAAAAGACTAGTACGCAAGAGACAGGGCATTGGATATTTACTGATAAGACATATGAATACGGACGTTGTTCAGAATGTGGTTATGGGATTGTTGATTTAGTTAATGGGAAACCACACAACTATTGTCCAAATTGTGGTGCAAAAATGGGTGAGGATGCACTAACAACAATGATGTCTATTAGTGATTATAAGTTAATCGCAAAAGAGGGATATAATGATGGATATTATTGGGACACAAGATACTGCTTTGAATTAAATGGTATGAGATACATTCTTACAGATGTTGGAAGCTATTCTGGATATATCCCATGTAGTGGAGAAATCATGGAAGTGGAAAATGATGAAGACTTAGATATTCTGCTCAAAGATTGGGATATTGATAAAATAGATGTACCCGAGGACTTGTCAGAGGAAGATGCAATTAAGTATGTAAAGCAATTAAAGGATTCTGGTACTGAAAAGGGAGAAGCATTTGTACTGTGGAGCCATAATTGAATGAAAGGAGTAGCAAATGAAGATTTATGAAGCTATTGAGTTAATGAAGAATGAAAAAGCTGAGTTAATGAAGAATGAAAAAGCTTGTATCTTGAAAGCTGATGCTCACAATAGGAATTGTGCAAAGTGTGAGCTTCTAAGGAAAACAAAGGATTTGTTATCGGCTTATGATGTGGCAATCCGTGCACTAGAAATGCAAGAGAAATTAGCGGTGTTTAGCGGTATGGATATTTGTAGTTGGGATGAAGACTACGATGACGAAGACAATGACATATCACAATATGACTATGAGACAAGTGTTGATAATTTCTTGATTGACAAAGCGAAAAGTGAGGGGGGAGAATAATGAAGACTAAATATAATAGGTTTGCATTTATTCCTTTTCATTGTACTGAATGTCATAGAATTATATGGTTAGAGCCATATAGAAAAGCAGATGTGTGGACAAATTTACCACCATGTTGCCCAACAACCATTAAAAAGAAAATCTGTAATGAGTGCCTGAATAAGTTCAATGTAAAGTAGATAAGAAAAAGGTGGGCGGGAGATGAATGAAAAACATTTGAATATATACAGGAAGATGTGGTATAGTAAAAGCTGTATCACATCTATATTATAGCAAAAACATAGCCCGGGAATAACTATAATATAGAAAAACAAATAACCGCCAAAACCATTCCGGGAATATAATATAAACATAGAAATATAAAAAACCAAAAAGCCAGGCGGGAGAAATGAATTGAAAGGAATAAATATATGTCTACACCATCAAAAAATATTAAATACTATACATATACAGGAAGACAAATAACACCACAAGAATATGCTTTTATATGTAGTTATGTAAAGTGTAAGAATGCAACACAAGCAACTATAGAAGCAGGTTACAAAGCCAAGAATCCATCAACTCAGGGTAGGAGGCTCCTGGACAGAGAGTACGTCTCAGAAGAAATAAAACACCGCTTAGACGCTATCAATTCGGCAAAAATTGCCGATTCCACCGAGATTCTGCAGTTCTACACGTCAGTTATGAGGGGAGAAGTGCTAGACCAATTTGGCATTGAAGCATCACTTGACACCAGACTTAAGGCAGCAAATGAACTTGCACGACAGCAGATAGAGATACCACTTAAACTGGAACAGAAGAATATTCAGAACAATATTGGCTCAATCCAGATAAATTTCACGCCTAGAAACACAGAAGATAAGGATTCTGAATAACCTTTGTGCAAATTGCACAACCCGGAGACCCACCTTGGTTGGTGGGTTTCTTTTTTCCAGAAAAAAGTTGACGAGGAAATTCCCGGGGAAAACACAAACCACTCTCTAAAACCTGAAATTTCTTTGTGCAATTTGCACAACCCAGAAGAAATTTCTTTAATAGAGTTGTCTAACTAAAAATGTCCGAGTGTGAGAAGAATCTATCCAGGCATATCTCTTGTCTAACGATATTTAGGCATAGATCAGACAATCTATCTGGGTATAGATTCTTGTCTAACGATATTTAGGTGCAGAACAGACAATCTTTCTGGGAGTAAATTCTTGTCTAACGAATAATATAGGCGGAGGAATAAATCTAGGAAGAATTGTCTAACTATAAAAATAGACAGGAAGGAGAATTCTTAGATAGAATTGTCTAACGAAATTTATCTCCGGGAATGACTATCTATCTAGAAATGAATAAGGCACTAGGTAGGTACTTCACAACGGGAAGGAGCAACTACCTAGGCAGGCAGTTATGCCTGAGTTATAAGAGGAATATGCCTAGGTGAGTATAACCAACTAGGCATAACCGACTGGGCAGACGAAGTCAAGTAGGCGGAGTTCATTATACAGGAAGATATTACTGTATAGGGAGAAATTAAAACATAGGCGGGGTATACCGACTAGGTAGATTTTACACCACAGTATATACCCACCTGCTTACAAGTGAATTATACAGAAATGTACACTGATGTAAATTTTGTGACAACTCGATAAATAGTGCAACTTTAATTTTTTATAAATAATATTTGACAATATTTAATTTTCATGATACAATAATTAAGTCGAAAGTTAATACCGTAACTTGCAAACTGAAAGCAAGTAAAAAACAGTTTTATATTATGAATGATGTATGCGACACATCAAAAACGGTCGGTTTCACATTTTACCACCGTCAAACATTTGTAGCCGACATAATAAGCAAGCGACAGCAAGCAAGCATCAGTATCAATGAAGCCGCATATATTACACGGCTAATTGACGAAGCACTTAGCATATGGCATATCAATACAGCACAGCTTGTCAATGATGAATGCGTGATTAAAGTTGTGCTATATGGTGATGAAACCGACGATCTACAATGCGGTGTGAAAATGATATTGAATGACGACTACATGGTTGAAGTCGGTTATATGTCACCAAACGGTAATATTATAGTTCGTGCGAAATATGATAATTGCGTTATCGACTGGCGACTCGATAATTTGACAACCACCACGAGCGAAGCGTGGTTAATACTTTATCACATATATGAAAACTCACCATTTTAATAAAAAACCGTTCGGTGCAAAAACCGAACGGTGATTTTTTAGCAAGCCGGTTTCTACACTGATATATAAGCCATTAGGTAGAACTGAATATTCAGGAAGATAAAGCTGTTTGGGCAGAACTTTCTAACGATAAATACTTGTCTAACGAATATTATCTACCTATATAGAAATTTCTGTCTAACTATAAATATCTTTCTAACTAAATAAATCTTTCTAACGATAAATATCTTTCTAACTAAATAAATATCTTTCTAACGAATATTATCCACCTAATTACGGCTGTCCACCCAGTTATGAAATGTTAGCCACGGCTAATGTTAGCCACCGCTAACACGGCACCACCGCATGAAATGTTAGCCACCGCTAATTGTGCGAATTGCTATAATTGTGTGACAATATTATAAATTGTGCAACTTTAATTTTTTTATAAATATTGATTGACAATGTTTAATTTTCATGATACAATAATTAAGTCGAAAGCGATAAAGCTTTTCGACAGTAACCACTCAATTTTATAACCGTTGCGAACGGCACAACGAAAAATAAAGCCGACAAATTATCATGCCAACTAAAAATTCAGCAAAAGTCGCTAAATTCAGTTTAGCCGACATCACGAAAACCGTTGACGGCGTAACCGTGCCGACATTGCACGGCACCGAAACGTACACTACATTTTGTGCAACTGGTTTAGTCGGTGTTAAACCGGTCAGTGGTCGTAAATCGAATGTATTTTCGATACAGTGTAAACGACCAAAATTCGTACCGAACGAGTATACCGGCGGTGATTGCTTTACAGTGTTTACAGCATTTACGGTTGAACCGCTCAACGGTGATATATTCACGGCTGGCGGTAACGCAACCGATAAAATACGACCGCACGTTTTGACCGTTAGTGATGTAAAGCATTTACAGCGTTATATCGACGCATTGAATTTTAGTGATATGACTTGCAAGCCGACCGCAAGCACGAAAACTAAAAAAGCGACAGCGACAGCGTAAAATGTTTCACGTGAAACATTTCACCGAACGACCGCCACCGAACGGTCGTTCGGTTTTTTCACGTGAACCGCCGTATCTCTCCAAATAAATATATACCTAATTTTTGCTTTATTGGTTCCTGCTCAAGGTCAGTTTCTATAAGAGGGCATGAGGGGGTTGATTTCCAAATCTACATATCTGGATTTTTTCCTATAATTGATTTCCGGTCTTTGTTGTATTATAATATCATTTGTCGATTATATAAGGAGGCATAAAATGGAAGGTATATTTCTTATATTGTATTTAATGTTTCTTATAGTTCTATGTATATTTGGTGATAATATGTTGATATTGTTTTTGGTGTTACTTTTTGTATTTTGTTTCTTTTTTGCTTAAGGAGGCATAAAATGACTAATGGACCTTGTGTCAAGTGTTCACGGAGAGGCTGTGGAGAGTATCATTCAGCTTGTGTTAAATATACTGCATGGTGTTTAGTTCACGAGTCGGAGAAAGCGGAGATTTTCGAGAGCGAACGTAATGAACGGCTATACAATAAGTATAACAAAGCAACAGCTAGACAATTAGCTAGAAAGAAGAGTAGGAATGGGAAGTAAAGTATTGAATGTTAATTTAGACATAAGCAAACTCTGGATTCCAAAGTTTGATACTGTATTTCAGGATGTTATGACACACGGGCATACTCATTATGACTTTCCTGGAGGCAGAGGCTCGACTAAGTCTTCATTTGTAGGGGGTATGCTGATACCGATACTGCTAATAGCCAATCCTCAATGTCATGCTGTATGTTTCAGAAAGATAGGGAATACATTAAAGACATCTGTATATGCTCAGGTACAATGGGGTATATATACATTAGGGTTTCAAGACTATTTTACTTTTCACACTAACCCCTTGGAAATTATTTACAAGCCAACAGGGCAAAAGATACTTTTCCTGGGCCTTGATGACCCTGGCAAAGTAAAATCCATCAAACTTCCATTTGGGTACATAGGCATTACATGGTGGGAGGAGCTGGACCAGTATGCAGGCGAGACTGAGATTCGTAAAGCTTTACAGTCAACAATGCGTGGCGGAGATAAGTTCTGGAACTTTATGACATACAACCCACCTATATCGGTCAACAACTGGGCAAATGAGTTTACAGAGCAATGTGAAAGAAACAGACCGGACGTACTTGTAACCAGGACAACATATTTGGACGTGCCACAGGAATGGCTAGGACAGCAGTTCATTGACGAGGCTGAATATTTACAGCAGAGTAATCCTAGAGCTTATGAGAATGAGTATATGGGCATTCCAGTAGGCACCGGAGGCAATGTCTTTGACAATGTTGAAGCTATTGATATTTCAGACGAGATGATAAGTGGGTTCGACCATATATACAATGGACTGGACTGGGGCTTTGCTAATGACCCTAATGCTTACACCAAGATGCACTTTGACAAAACAAGGCAGGATTTGTACATATATGCAGAGCATACGGCTACTCACGAGAGTAACAGAGTACTCTTTGAAAAGCTGTATGAGGATAAAACGAAACTGCGTAAAAAGATATGGGTATATGATGAAAAGACAAGACAAGAACACGTAGAATTCATTGATACACCAATGATGGAGATGAATGAGCTGATTACAGCCGATAGTGCAGAGCCAAAATCTATAGCTGACTTCAAAGCCTATGGGTGCTTTATGCGACCTGCTGAAAAGGGACCTGATAGTGTTCGTTATGGTATCAAGTGGTTACAGTCATTAAGACATATTTATGTTGATAAACGTAGGTGCCCAGATACATATGATGAACTTGTTAAATATGAATATGATAGAGACAAGGACGGACATATTATCAGCTCATTCCCTGACCGTAACAATCACCATCTCGACAGCCTCAGGTATGCATTGGAGCGTTTCTATAAGCATAAAGGACTATAACGATACATTATCATATTGACCTGAATATGAAGTTGTGCTATAATTATATCATCAATAAATATTGGAGGTATAATTATGCACGACAAATATCAATGGTACAGAGGGTTAAAATTTACCCGAGATGAAAAAACAGGTTATTACCTAAATTCTACACATCATATTCGTATGCACAGGTTTGTGTGGTTATGTGAAAAAGGTGAAATACCAGAAGGTTATGACATACATCATATAGACCATGATCCTGGAAACAATGATATTTCAAATCTAGAGCTTGTTACTAAATCACAACATAGGAAATTACACTATGAAGAAAAAACTGATGAAGAAAAACAAGCTATAATAGATAATTTCAATAATAATGCCAGACCAAAAGCTATTGAATGGCATAAGTCAGAAGAAGGTAGGGAATGGCATAAACAACATTTACAGAAGATGATAGCCAAAGGAGAGTGGAATAAAAAAGAAGAGTATGTATGTGAAGTGTGTGGGAAACACTATACTCGTATTAAAAGGAATCATACTCATTGTTTTTGTTCTGGTGCTTGTGAACAAAAATATAGACGACAGCATCATCTTAATGATATAGGGCTTACTTGTGAAATATGTGGAAAAAAGTTTATAGCTGACAAATATCGTAAGCCAATTCCTACTTGTTGTTCAGCCCATTGCCGAAATATAAAACGAGGTATTACTCTTAGAGAGCAAAATGAACCACAAGAATCTCTTGCAAATAAGAAATTATTTTAGTATAATGTTTATGTAGACATCAAAAGCATTGGAGGTAGATAATGATTAACCTCATTGATAAACTGAAAGGAGCAATTCGGAAGATGTTATCTCCTAAACAAATAGAAGACGCCCTTCATATTCAGCCGACCATATCAAGCAAGATGCAAGAAGCCATTGAGCTTTGGGAGGATATGTACAAAGATGAAGAGCCATGGGTAGTGGGTGATGCTTCGGGCAATACTAAATCACTTGGTCTACCTGCACTTATAGCAAGTGAAAAGGCAAGAACAGCCACCATTGAGATGAAAGTCAAAGTTACAGGAGATGGTGACAGGGCTGAATTTATCAAAGACGCTATGAATAGGCTTGTTGATAAGATAAGGGTACAGCTTGAATATGGCATTGCTCTTGGAGGTCTTGTCATAAAGCCATATGTAGTACCAGGAGTGGATAAAGATGGAAAAGAAACATACAAAATTCAGTTTGCGTTCAGTAAAGCTACTGAATTCTTCCCGCTTTCATTTTCAGCAGATGGCTCGGTGACTGAGGCAGCATTTGTAGACCGCATTATTACCAGAGATGGTACATACAGTAAGCTAGAATATCACAAGCTCGAAGGCACAACACTGACAGTCATCAATAAAGCCTATCATTCCAGTAACAGAGACAGCCAGGTAGTAAGCGGTATGCGTAGTGAACTTGGAACAGAGGTACCACTTACTGAAATACCACAATGGGCGAACATTCAGGAAGTAACAACCATCGAAAACATAGATACACTACTGTTTGCATACTTTAAGATGCCACAAGCAAACACGGTTGACCTCGACAGCCCACTTGGTGTTTCAGGTTTCTCCAAAGCGTGTGACCTTATCAAGCACGCAGATGAACAATTCAGCGACCTATTATGGGAGTTTGAAGGCGGACAGCTTGCTATTGACGTAGATAATACAGCATTTCAGCCATATTATGACGCAAAGGGTAGAGAACGTGTATTATTACCGCACTTACAAGACCGACTTTATCGTAGGGCACTTGACTTAGGTGATGATAATGCGTATAATGTGTTCAGTCCTAATCTTAGAGATGCCAATATCATCAATGGACTGAACAATATACTCATGCGTATTGAAGATGTATGTGACTTATCGAGAGGTACACTTTCAGAGGTTGGTACATCAGAAGCAAGAACAGCCACAGAACTTAAGATACTTAAACAGCGTTCATTCAGTGCCAATCAAGATATTCAGAAAGAGCTTCAACGCACACTTGAACAGGTAGTTAAAATCATTGACCGCTACTGCGACCTTTATAATATTGTTCCAAGTGGTGACTTTGAAGTAGGCTATGCTTGGGACGATAGTATTCTTGTTGATAAAGACGCAGAGCGTCAAGTTGATATGCTTGATGTAGACAAGGGCATTATGTCAAAGGTTGAGTATCGTATGAAGTGGTACGGTGAAACCGAAGAACAAGCACAAGAAGCTCTTGATAAGGTAAATGAAGAGGCTGAAAAGAAGATTGAGCTTCAACAACAAGCTATGATTGCTACTGGACAAGGTATCAATGGTACACAAGCAGACAAGCAACAGCAAGATGATGACAAAGGAAATGAGCCAAAGGGTGAAGAAAAGAATGACCCTGGTGCTAATCCAAAAAATGCTTCTGATAAACAATCGAAGCTAGATAAAGCTAACAAGAGCGGTGAAAAAACTGATAACAAACAAGCTAAAAACGCTCGTGGTTATTGATTTCCGCTATCCATTTTATTCTCCTTTTCGTGATGTGGGAATTTGCCAATTTAGGCAAATTCCCACTTTACATTTAGATTAAGTTGTAATATAATAATAGGTGAAGAAGTTAGTCCAGTGTGCGGACAGTTAAATGCACATCATTCAGCGTGGATGGGAACACGCATTTACAAAATAAACCATAAATGAATGTACAGGAGGTTAACATTATGGATTTTTTGAAGTCGCTCTTTGAAAATGGAGCAATTACCTGGGAACAGTTTCAGCAGGGTGTTGAAGCCAATGGCTATAAGATAGCCGATCTATCAAAAGGTGCTTATGTAGCAAAGCATAAGTATGATGATGATATAGCTTCCAGGGACGCAACAATCACAGAGCTCAACGGTCAGATTACTCAGAGAGATACTGACATTGCAGGACTTAAGGACAAACTTGAGAACAGTAGTGCTGATAATAAGACGAAGGTCGAAGACCTGAACAATCAGCTCGCCCAATTACAAACCGACTATGCCAAGGAAAAGTCCGACTATGAAGCAAAGCTTTCACATCAGGCATATTCATTTGCGGTGAAGGAATTTGCTAACACAAAGAAGTTCAGCTCTAAGGCAGCTCAGAGAGATTTCGTAAATGAAATGATGGGTGCAAACCTTCAAATGAAAGATAACACTATTCTTGGTGCAGATGATTTTGTAAAGCTGTATCAGGAGCAGAATTCGGATGCCTTCATTACTGAGGAACCACCGAAGGACCCAGACAGTAAAGAGGAGCCAAAGCCGACATTTGTTCAGCCGACACCTCCAGCCCCATCAGGAGATGATAACCCGTTTATGACGGCTTTTAATTTCCCAGGGCTTAGACCACACAATGATAATAAGTAAAGGAGTAGATTATGCCAACAGCACTTAACTATGCAGAGCAGTATTCACAGGCACTTGCTAATCAGTTTCCTTATGTACTGAATTTCGGTGCCCTGTATGCAACTCCGGCAAACGGAAGATACAGATTTGTGGATGCAAAGACAATTCAGATCCCGACACTTTCAACAACGGGACGTGTAAATGCTGATAGAGACAGCATTGCCCAGGCAGCAAGAAACTATGACAACGCTTGGGAGACAAAGACACTCGAGAACCAGAGGATGTGGACAACTCTTGTTCATCCTATGGATATTGACCAGACCAACCAGGTCGCTTCAATCGCCAATATCACAAAGACATACAATGAGTTCCAGAAGTTCCCGGAGATGGACGCTTACACCATTTCAAAGCTCTATGCTGAATGGGGAGCAACTACAGATCCTGACACAGGCAAGGCTCGTGTTGCTGATTCGACAGCTATCACCACAGCCAATGTCCTTAAGATTTTCGACGACATGATGCTCAAGATGGATAACGAGAGAATCCCGGTAAACGGTCGTATTCTGTACGTTACCAATGAAATCAAGTATCTGCTCAAGGAAGCTGACAAGATTTCAAGACAGTGGAGCAATGATGACTCTATCAGCCGTGTCGTGAACAGACTCGAAGAGGTCGAGATTGTCGGTGTACCTGCACAGCTTATGAAGACGGCTTACGACTTCACAACAGGTTGGAAGGTTGCTGATGACGCAGATCAGGTAAATATGATGCTTGTACTTCCTGAGGTTGTACTTACTCCAGTATCATATACCTTTGCAAAGCTTGACCCACCAGGAGCACTTTCACAGGGTAAGTACGTTTACTACGAGGAGTCATTCGAGGACGTATTCATTCTTAATCAGCGTGCAGGCGGTGTTCAGTTCAACATCACAAAACACGCAGGTGCTTGATTGTAACTGCATACATACTTTATATCAGCGGGCTTCGGTCTAGTACCCTAGTCCGTTGATGTATATATAAGCGAATATTGTGGATAACTTGGAGGTATAATATGGACGTAAAGTATTTCAAAGAACATATTAAAGAAGAGTTATCCGGAGTAGACGATTACCTGAAACAGTCCGAACTTGCAGGTAATGATGAAGATGGTCGAACCGAAACTTCAAAGAAATTTATAGAGATGGCTAAACAAGAACTGGGACACGCTAAAACGCTGTACAGTATGTTTGAAGAGCATATCAAATCTGTAAATGACTTATATGATGAACTTGGTAAGGCTATCAGAGAAACAGAAGATAAACTATGATAAAGTAGGAGGTCGTAATGACAGACAATCTTATTTATGTTCGTAGAGCAAATGTTAGGCTTCAAGTTAAGGAGTCAGACAAAGATTATTATCTTGCTCACGGATACTCTGTTATTGAGAAATCCGGTAAAGTTATTGAGGAGGGTGAAATCAATGATGTAGCCACACTCAAAGCTGAGAATAAGAAGCTCAAAGCAGAGAACAAAGAGCTCAGGGCAGTCATTGAGGCTTATAAAGCTGAGAAAGCTGATAGTGCTGATGATGATAAGCCCAAAAGAACACGCAAAACCACAAAGAGTGAGTAATAGGACGGAGGCACTCAATGTCATTTAAGAGCTATATCACTTATGATGAATATAAAGCATTTGGAGGTTCACTTGACGAGAGTGCTTTTGCTATTTCAGAGCGTAGGGCACAGCGGTTTGTAGACGCTATCACTTTTGAACGAATAAAGAAACTTACTATCATACCAGACGAAGTGAAGGAATTCATTGTCGAATGTATGAAAGAGATGGACGATTGGGACAATAAGCAAAAAGAGAATGGTGGCAATGTAGCAAGCTATTCCAATAGTGTTGAGTCCATCACATATTCAGATGCTGATAAAACACTTGAAGATGTGAAACAAGACCTTATCAAAATTGCTTATGAATGGCTCCCATTATATTTAACTACAAGGGTGGCAGGCTATGACATTGAAACCTATTTACAGCAACAGAGTAAGTATTCTCAATAAGCTGAAGAGGGACGATGGCACAAGCGGTTCAGATGAATGGTTTGTAACCGTTGTTGATAATGTTGCCTGGTATCGTAATAGCGACCGAACAGTTTCCGCTTCCGGAGTATATATTGGTGAGTACAAAACAATCCTGATACCGTTTAATAAAGCATATTTGCCGTATGATGAATGGAAAAACAATACTGAGGGTCATTTTACTGTATCCGAAGGTGACTACATTGTATTGGGCGAAGTCGCTGAAGATATTACAGCTAAAAATGTTGTATCAGTAATGAAGAAACTTGATAAGTCAAAAGTATGTCTTGTCAAGTCGGTAATACCGAGAGAAGAGCGGTTCGGAGCAAAAGTACAAGTCAAAGTGGAGGGTGTATAATGCAAAAAGGATATGAAGGATGGACTGGATCTTCCGCTCGTTTTTATTGGAAGTATTCAGCTTCTTATCTTAAAAAGAAAAAAGGCTTCGGTATGGCACTCAACAAAAAGATGGGTGAAACCGTGGTTAAATATGCTACACCCTATACACCTATGAAAACAGGGTTAATGCGTAAGGCATATTATGTAAGAGCGTATGATACATACGCAAGAATTACATATACAACATCTTATGCAAAACGTCAACATGGTTATCATGCTAAACATTATACCACACCAGGTACTGGACCATATTGGGACAGAAATGCTTGGAGATACCATAAGCGTGAAATCGTAAGAGAAGTTGACGCATATAGAAAGACGATAAGCAAATGATTGTAAACAAACATAAAATAATGCAGGAATGGGTTCAACAATTCCTGGACGACAATCACTTATACTTTCAGGCAGTAGATGCAGACCCTGGTGTGCGACAAATAGTACCTGAAATTGGTGATTATGTCGTAAAAACAGATATACTCGGCAACAAGTATAAATCCTATACATTTGCTTTTGTGGGGTATGAGAGCATTGATACAGGTACATCAGATGTCAATACTGACAATATGTATATGTTCGACCAATTTTCAGATTGGCTTGAAGAACAAAAAGCCAAAGGAAATTTTCCAGATTTTGGTGACAAATGCTCAGAATATGATATAATAATACTTGACAATATGGCTAATTTATCGTATATTGATGATGATGGAACAGCACGATATATGCTAGGAGCCAGAATAGACTACAAGGAGGAAGACAATGCCTGATACAAATTTCGCATTTAGTGGAATGCTTAAAAAGAACGAGAAAGCACAACGTAAGTATCTCGTTACAGCCGTTGACATTTCAGATGCCGCCCTCAATGGCGGTGGATTTAATCCATCAAGTGCTGAGTGGTTCATTGTCGGACTGGGTGTTGAGGATTCCTCAATCGAATATAACCCAGACACAGAGACAGTAACCGATATTCTCGGTATCACAGAGACAACCGTAAACAAGCTGGAGACAGAGCAGGACCTCGACCCTATGACCGTTCGTGGTGGTTCAAAGCTTGCAAAGAAGCTGTATGAACTGCTTAGAGATATGGATCTCTCGAAGTTCTCAATGTTCAATGTAATGCAGATTCATGCCTACGCTGCGGATAGCGACAAAGGTCCGTTCCCGGCAGAGGTTCATAAGAACTGCACACTTACACCTCAGTCACTTGGTGGCGACAGCTATGTTGATATGCCTATCAATATCAACTTCTCAAATGATAAGGTACTTGGTACTGCAAACATTTGGAAGTATTCAGAGAGTGATAATGGCTCAGGATCGACAGCTATTACATTTACTGCTATGGGCTCTACAACAAGCTCAGGTACAAGTTCTAAACCGTAATAGCATAATTCTATGAGATAACGGTATTGATTACCGTTGAGAGGCACTTACAAGTTGTAGGTGCCTCTTACTATAAAAGTTTTTGGAGGTATAACTTATGGAAACATTACAGGTACGTACAGGTGAAGTACGCTTACAGATCCTTGATGACCAAGGAAACAAACGGGGCATTTTTCATTTCAATCCTAATGATATTGAAAGTGCCAAGAGGATTGTACATTTACAGTCGGAACTGGACGAAAAAGAAAAAGAGTATGATGCTAGAGCTGAAAAAGCTGAAACTGATGAAGAGAAGGTTGACTTACTTGCTGAGACCGTTGCGTATTTCAAGGGACTTGTAGATGAAATTTTCTACGAGGGAGCTTCTCAAGATGTATTCGGTGACGCTATGACACTCAATATGTTTGATGATTTCTTCAGCGGTATTATGCCGTATTACCAGAAATCAAGTCAGGCACGAATGGCTGAATTTGAAAAGAAGGGTAGGGGAAAGTCAAAAAATATGCCAAAAGAGGAAAAAGAGGCTATTGCTAAGATTGAGAAAGAAGTTAAGTCTTCCCGTACTACAACAACCAGAGCAAAGAAAACAGCCACAACTGATTGACACCTCTACAAACTTTTTCATAGATTGGGGCAACTTTATCTTTAAGTTGCCCTATTTTTATGCTATAATATTTTTATGGATAAAAGACATTTACCTTACAGTATAAATATCGGCGGTGTAGATGTTCCTATTGACGCTGATTATAGAAATGTGCTTGATATATTCAGTATTTTCAATAGCCCTGATTTACTGGACGAAGAGAAAATGTATTTAGTGCTTGAATACTTATATGATACTGATGATTACTTAAGAGACCCAACAGAAGCACTCAGAGAGCTTGAGATTTTCATCAATGGTGGTGTTGTTGATACTTCACCAAAAACTCAAGAGAAACCGCTCTATGATTGGGACCAAGACTTTGATATTATTGTATCTGCGGTCAACCATGTTTTAGGATATGACTGCCGTGAAAAAAAGTTCCTACATTGGTGGACATTTTTATCAGCTTTTATGGAGATTGGAGAGTGTACTTTCAGTACCTATGTCGCTATTCGTGATAAAAAGAATAAAGGCAAAAAGCTTGATAAATGGGAACAGCAAATATACAAAGACAATAGAGATAGGATTGTACTCAAAAAGAAAATTGATAAGACCACTCAAGCTATTATGGATGAATTGTGGCATATCAATGATGGAATGTAAAGAAAGGAGGTAAGCTGAAATGGCGATAGCTAATACAGACGGAAATATAGTTATTGGTACAAGTGTTGATACAGCGGGTATCAATGAAGGCATGGCTAAAATCAAAAATCAAATGTCTTCACTTAGTAAAATAGCTGTATTTGGTATTATTGGTAAACAGCTTATTGGATTGGGAAAATCCGCAGCAATGGCTGCCTCAGACCTTGCCGAAGTAAACAATGTAGTATTCACAGGATTTGGTGGTAAAGAAGGCTATGATATGGTCAACAAATTCTGTAATAACTGCATAGAAAAATTTGGCTTAACAGAATTTGCGGCGAAGAACATGGCAGGTTCTTTTGCTTCAATGGGTAAAGCTTTAGGATTACAGCAGAAAAATGCTAATAATATGGCATTAAATTTAACAGCACTTGCCGGAGATATGGCATCATTCTACAACATATCTGAAGACTATGCCCGTGTTGCTTTATCTGCTGTATATACAGGTGAAACTGAAACACTTAAAAGATATGGTATTGTACTTACAGATGCTAACCTTCAACAGTATGCTCTTACAAATGGTTTAGCACAGAATTATCGTACACTCGATTCTGCTTCCAAGGCATATATTCGTTATATGTATATAATGGAACAAACAGGAGCTGTCGAAGGCAAAGGTATCCAAATCCAAGGTGACTTTGCCAGAACACATTTGTCTTTTGCAAATAGTCTGCGTATTCTGGAGCAGGAATGGAACAACCTTGAAATTGCAATGGGTGGATTTATTAAAACAGTTGCAACACCCATAATCCAAGGTTTAACAGCTATTGTAAGAGCCTTTGTCAGAGCATTTCAGGTAATGTATAATACACTTCATTCAATGTTTGGATTTACTATTGATTGGGGTGATAAGTTTAATAAAGATTTTTCTAAGACATCCGACTCAATAGGTGGTGCTTCTAGCAATGCTTCTGATTTAGGAAATAATCTAAACAAAGCCGGCGGTGGTGCTTCTAATTTAGGAAGTAAACTAGGTAAAGCAGGTGGTAGTGCTTCTAAAGCTACAAAAAAGGTTAAACAGCTTAATAAATCACTTCAGGGATTTGATAAATTGAATAATCTCACTACTACTGAAACCGGAGGTTCCAAAGGTGGTGGCGGTGGTGCCGGAGGCGGTTTAGGTGGTGTAGGTGGTATTGATATACCAGACATACCGCTTAATATGAAACTTAGTGGAAAAAAGAAGAAACTACCAAAGTTTGAAGATATGTTTCATTATGGTAGATGGCTTTCAAATGGCATTACTGATACACTGAATAAGATACCTTGGGGTAAAATTCAGAAAAAAGCAAAATCATTTGCATTTAATTTTGCTCAACTTCTTAATGGACTTACAAATCCTAAAATGTTTAAGGCTTTTGGTCATACACTTGCTCAAGGACTTAATACAGCTATTGGAATGGCTGAGACATTCCTTAACACCTATGATTTCAAGGAATTAGGTAAATCACTTGGAAAGGGTATCAATCAGTTTTTCAAAGAGTTTGATTTTGAGCAATTTGGAAGAACTGTGGCTAAGTGGGCTGAAGATATGTGTGATTTTATCCAAACCACAATAGCTACGATTGATTGGGGTCTGGTTTTCAAAAAAGTTGGTGAATTTTTCCAAGGTCTTGGATGGAAGGGTGTTTGGAATTTATTAAAACTCGGCATACTTAAAGGTGCTATAAAAGAAGCTTTTCAAATGCTTTTAGGTGGTGCCGGACTTGGTAAATCATTCCTTGGTGGTGATTGGCTTCCAAATCTTCTGAAAAAAGCTAAACTGGGCGATATAATTAAAAAAGGCCTTAAGGGAGTCTTTCATAAGGAAGTAAAAGATGAAGAAACAGGTAAGATAGTTAAAAAAGGACTTTTACCCGGACTTGGCAAAGGTATTAAAGGAGCAGCCAAGGGTCTTTCTAAACCTTTTAAATTTTTAGGTAATAAAATTTCAGATGGTGTAAAAAAATCAATCGCTAACAAAAAACTAAAAAAGTCTTTTGAGAAAGCGATAAATGAGTATGCAGATGAACTTGACGATGTAAAACCTAAAATGAAATGGACTGAAAAAGTTAAAACAAAACTTTCTTCCATTGCTGATAAATTTAAGAAACTTAAAAAGACAGTTGCTAACAAAAAATACGAAGATTCTCTCGATGACTCTGAAAAAGCGATAAATAATTATATAGAGTCACTTGAAGATGCCAATGACAGCGTGAACAAGGCTGGTGATAGCCTTTCTGATTTAGGAGAAGGTGCTAAAGACGCTAGTAAAGACATTGATAAGGTAGGTACTTCTGTAGATAATCTAGGTAATACCAAAGGTATTGATAAGCTCAAAGGAGCTTTTTCAAATCTTAAAACTTCCGTTACTGATACACTAGGTAAAGTAACAGAGCTTATGAATACTGACGTAAGTACACTATGGGCTAGTGGAGCAGCAGGTAAGGCTGGAGTAGTTGCTGCGGGTGTTGGTGCAGAACTTGGTGGTTATGAACTTGGTAATAGGATTGGTAGTGGTGTATCCAAAGCAGTAGGCGATGATGAAATGGCTGACCTTTACGACCAATATGAAGGTCTTGATGGTCAGATACAGATGTGGATTGACCTTGTTGGTGCTATCAGAGATGATTGGGAACTTAACGTAATACCTGCCCTAAAGGGTTGGTGGGATGGTATGGGTGATTTCTTTAAGGGAATTGGAGATGATATTAGCAAAGCTTGGAAAAAAGTACAAAAAACCTGGGGCAATGTAGCTGAATGGTTTAATAGCCGAGTTATTCAGCCCGTTACAAAGTTCTTCCACAATTTGGGTACTAACATACGAGATATCTTTACAAATGCTCGTAATAATGTACAGAAAATTTGGCAGAATGTTTCTGGTTGGTTTAACACACACGTTATTAAACCCGTACAAAAATTCTTTGGAAACTTGGGCAAAAATATTCGCAACACCTTCAGCAATGCTCGTAATAATGTGCAAAAAGTTTGGAAGGGTGTTTCAGGATGGTTTAGCAAGCACGTCACAGGACCTATTCGTAATGCTTTTAGCCGTATGGGTAAAGGAATACAAGGTATATTCAAAGGTATCCGTAATACATTTAGGAGCATAGTAAATGGTATTATAGGTGGTATGAATACACTTATAAGAGGTCTTAATCACGTTAAAGTTAAGGTTCCAAAGGGTGTTCCGAAACTTGGAGGAAAGAGTTTTGGATTTAATATACCACAGATACCAAAACTTGCTCAAGGAGCTGTAATACCACCGAACAAACAATTCCTCGCTATGCTTGGAGACCAGAAGCACGGAACTAATATTGAGACACCATTGTCAACAATGGTAGAAGCTTTTAACACAGCACTCAAACAAAATGGTGGATCCGGAAATAATGAACTTATGTCTCAGATGATTATGGCTATGAATGAGCAAACAAAACTGTTACAGACAATAGCTAATAAGAACCTGAGCATTGGTGATAGAGAAATATTCAATAGTGTAAAGCGTTCTGCCTATGACTATTCAATGAGAACTGGAAAGAAAGCCTTTTAATTATGAAAGGATTGGTGTATAATATATGGCATACAGAGGATACCTTTTGAAAGTAGGCAACTTTGAAATAACAGGAAAACGATACATCAATGAAGACTCTTATTCAGTAACACGAAATGTGCAGGACTTGGATTCATACCGTGACGCACATGGAGTGTTACATAGGAATGCTATTAGTAATGTACCACTTTCTATTGATTTTGATATGCGACCGAACCTCACAAATGCTGATATAAGAGCATTTTTTGTGGATGGCATAGCTCAAAATTATACAAGGAGAAAGGAACGTAAGTGTCGTGTGACAGCTTACGTTCCAGAACTTGATGACTATGTTACCCAAAATATGTATATGGCAGGTCCGGAAATGAAAATTAAGCGTATCGACAGGAAAAAGAATGTGATATATTATGATAGTTTTTCAGTATCATTCGTAGGATATTAAATATGCAGACTATATCAGATGCCGATAAGAAAATATGGATGGATGATGGTTGTGACAAAGAGTGGACAATCAAAATCTATCGTGGCGAGGAAACTGAGCCTAAATATACATTTACCAATGATGATATACAGGATGACAGTCTTGAAATAGAAGCTCAACTTTTCGAGGGTCAGTATATTGTATTTGGTGGATGTTATGCACGTTCTCTTAAACTTAATCTTCCTCGTTTTCGAGCTACTGTTGACACAGAATCTGAGGAACCTACGGCTGATGATTATGAGGAAATTGATTATCAGAAAAAGGACAGAATTACAGTTGAAGCTACCGCCTCTGTTGATGGTGGTACTCCAACTGCTCCTTTATACTTATTCTGGGGATATATTGATAGTGTTACATCAGAGTCGGGTTCACTTGTAAAGCAGGTACAAGCATATGATATTCTTGCATATATCAAAAACTATGACATAAGAGCATTATGGAATAAGTTATTAAGAACTGGTACACTTAAACTTACATTTAGGTTAATACTTGATAGAATATTTGCTGAACTTAATGCTTATCTTAAAAATGATGGTTTTTGTGGAATCCCTGATGAAGATGATATCGCTGCAAATCTTAAACCATTAAGAAGAAAAACTAACTTATTCCAAAATACGTTTCCCATTGATTATTGTTATCTTCCGCATAGCAAAATTGGTGGTATGCGAAGGAATGGACTTCAAAAGAAAGATAACGGCGGTATATCAGGACTTGATATTACAAGATGGTTTTGTAATGTAATAGGTGGGTTTGGTTATGTAGATCCACAAGATGGTAAATTTGATATATTATTTTTACCTGAAACACCTACCAAAAATGTTGAACCAGGTTACTATAAAACCGCTGAATATTATAATACTTCAATATCTACATATACAGGTGTTGCATTTGGTATTGATGGTTATTATAAAGAAGAAGATACGAGTGAAAGTCAAAATAGCGATGATGAAGAAGGCGATAGTGGTGTCGAGAAAACAAAGAATATAGAAGATGACCACATTTATGCTTATGGACATATAGACGGTGCTAATGAACTGTCTTATAGTTATACAAAAGAAAACCCTGATTTACCATTACAGATAAATGGGTTTTATAGTGTGAGTAATAATCTTACAGATGCCATGCTTAATAGTCGTAAAGAAGTTGCAAATCCTTTAATGAAACGACTTTACGATAATATTGTAAAATTAAAAGACTATAATCCTGCAACCATTGAACTTAGCAACTGTTTTGCTGTACAACTGGACACTTCTTTAAATCTTTCATATACTCAACAATATCCTGAGGGTAATACAAAAGATATTGATTTTACATATCTTGTTTCACACGTCACATATTCAGGTTTTAGTAATAGTACCACAAAACTTGAAAGTGATATTGAAGAAAAGGAATCATCAGGTAACGACATAAGTACACTGACAGGTGGCGGTGGAGGTGGAGATGGTGCAAACCGATTTGGTAGATACCGTGACCGTAATGGTGGTGAGATAACAGTTGGCGGTGACCCAAAGACTGTAAACACCGTAACATTTGTTACTACAAGTGCGGGTGCAGATGTTACAGAGTGGTGTGAGATATTCTTTACACTTACCAAAACTGACGAAAGCAAAACATCTGACGTAAAACTTACATATACATTTGATGGAACAACACTTGACTATAAACCTGCAGAGCGTTATACTGAAAGTGGTAGACATACAATATCATTTAAATATGATATTGGACAACTTACTAGTACAGGACGACATACTTGGATAGTTCAAATGAACTGTTCAAATGCTACCTTGAAAATTGATAAAGGTTGTGCAACTTGTGTAGTTGAAGGTACTGGGTTTGACGTCACTAAAGTCTGGGATGGTACGATTGTTGCCAAAGATACGTTTAAAGCACTCAACCCTGTTGGATTGTTGGGTGCTATTAAAGATGAAGTTAAGGTCAAGGTTATACGACCAGAATGGCCTAATCCATCAGACAGTGTATATTCGCTTGATCCACTACCATTACTTGGTGATATAGTTGAACAAGTACCATTTGTAGGTTCATTAGTATTTGATTATGCAACATTTAAGATATGGAAAGGTATAGATAGTACAGCCACATTAGAAAATAATTTATTTTCTAATGGTACTATAATATTACCATCAATTTCTAATGTTAGACAAGTTAAGACCGTTACATCACAAAGTTCTGGTACTTCTAATATTAAACTACAATGTTCTTTTGACAACGGCACAACTTGGAACGGATGGAATAATGAGATAGTTGACTGGAAACAGGATATTGAAATGTCTGTTGACCAGTTTAATAGGCTTACACCAGAAGCTTTGGAAGGTCGTTCATTTAAACTAAAAATAGTAATACCTGCTAATGAAAGTCTTAGCAGTGTAGCATTTTATGGAGGTACATTAGATGCTTAAAGGGCACGTTTGTATAGATTTACATAATGTAAATAGTGGGTTCACTGAGAGAATAGAAAAAGATAATACAGTAACTAATGCACTTAAAATTGCTTATCCATTATATGAGAGAACTAACAGGCGTGATAGTTTTTTTCCTATATGGAAAAACGCATTAGGCGGATTACTGATTTTTAAGAATAAACTTAATGATTCTCCATCTAATGTAGCTATACCATCAGATAATGAAATTATAGGAATGGCAGGAGATAAAGTTACCACATCTTCAGGTGCTATAGGGTCATTAAATACAGGGGAATCAGGTACAAAAGGAGATCCTAATTCCTATACTACCGTATGGGATTTCACTACTACTCAGGCAAATGGAAAGATCTCTGCATTAGCTCGTACACATCTTGATATGGGCAATGGTAATATGCAAACTATCACTTTTCGAGAGTTTTATGACAATTCGAGTTCGTATGCCCCATTTGCGTATGATAAAACCACGGATGAATTATTCTATGTAAAATTCACAAGTGATTCCGTAAAATTCTGTTATCGACGCATTGACTTATTTAAACGTAGGATATTAACAGATACCGGTGAATGGGTTCCATCTAATGTAGAACATAACTTCTTGACAATTAGCTTCAATGATGCCGGATTAGTAAATGATAACCTTGATCTATACATAGATGATGATTATTTTTGTATCAGAACTGGTAGAGCAGATATTTCCAACCTCAGAGTAACAAAATTTAACATACCGGACCTTATGAAAAAACCATCTTCTATATCGAGTGTAACTATTAAAAAAGTAATTACAGCAGATAATTGTCCGAAACCTACTGATATGAATGCTAGTAGTCTAACACTTAGTTCCACTATGTACAAAGGAAAAATATATATAAAATATTATAAAGATGATAGGTATTATTATGCTTCTTATAGCTTAGATTCTGGGTCATTATTAGACACTGATGCCTTGGGTATATCTTCATCAGATGCTTGGTATGTATACAATCATAATAATCTATTAGTTAACAATGATAAATGGACAATAAAACCACTTAGTGTCAACGGTCCCTTAAATACTGAGAATTCCTTAAATTGGGAATATTGTTTATATGATTATGACAATAATTTACTTACAGGTATATATTCAAGTTATGGATTGGGTTCTTATCCTACTGAATACCTCGGAACTATATTTAACCTTGATGAACCTGTTACAAAAACAGAAAGTACAACAATGAAAATAACATATACATTATCCAATGCTTAAATCTATACTTGACAAAATAATCTTGTTGTTATACTATAATAGTAGATGTTGGTTAAAGGAGGTAAACTTAAATGCCACATATAATAGATGACATATCGGTGCTTATTGGACTTATACTTCAATGTGCCACTCTCATAACTATTATGTATGGATTCCTTAAGTTTACTCAAAAGCCAACAGAAACTCTCAATAGCAGAGTTGAATTACTTGAAAAGTGGAAAGATAAACAGGAAGATTATAAAGAGGATTTGGAGCAGAGACTACATCAGGGTTCAGACCATTTTGAAAGAAATGATGACGCAAATAAAGTAACACAAGGAGCACTACTTACAATATTGGACACATTAAGTGTTATGGAAGGTGTTCCTGATAATGCGAAAGCAGAAGTAAAGAAATCACGAAACAATTTGTTTGAATACTTGAAAGATAAGTAAAGTGGGTGATATAGATGACTAATAAAGTTTATGACTCTATAAAAGATTTATCATTACTTTGGATGCCTGCAGGTATTACTCTTTTTGGTGTAATATGGACAGCTTGGGGATTACCGTATGGTGAACCAATCCTCACCACATTAGCCGGAGTAAATGCGTTCTTCGGTGCAGTAGTAAAATACTACAAGTCACGCTATGATAAAGCACAGAGCGAAGATATAAGCGGAGAGAATACAAATGACGAAAACTGAAAAAGCCACACGCTATATGGAGTCAATAGCTAAAGATGACAGTCACGGCTATGACCAAATTCATAGGATGGGACCTTATGATTTTGATTGTTCAGGACTCAATATTAGTGGTTGGGTAGAAGCAGGTGTACCTGTTAATAAAGCTGTCAAAAAGACTGTAACAGTTAACGGCAATCAGAAAACAACTACAACACCCGGAGCTACATATACAGGAAACATTCGTAATGCTTATCTTGCACATGGCTTTAGTGATGTTACAAATTCGATTGACTTAAGAACTGGAAGAGGCTTAAAACGTGGTGATGTACTTTTAAGAGAAGGACATCATGTTGCACAGTATTGTGGTAACGGTAAAGAAGGAGAAGCTTCAATCAATGAGAACGGAAAAACAACTGATGGTAAACAAGGGGACCAAACAGGTCGTGAAATTCTCATTCGTAATTATCGTAACTATCCTTGGGATCATGTTCTAAGATATAACGATAGTTCAAAAATCACACCTGCAAAATTTACAGAACCCAAAACCAATGTATCTCGGTACACTTCAAATTCAAAGTCAGAAGTAAAGTGGGTACAATCAAAGCTGAATAAGTTTGGATACAAACTTGCAGTAGATGGTGATTTTGGTGAAAGAACATATAATGCCATAATTGATTTTCAGAAAAATCATAACCTTGCAGTTGATGGCATTGTGGGTAAGAACACAAGAAAGGTATTAAAAATGGCTAAACAAATGTCAAAGAAACAGCAGTCGTTTGATAAGCTTCATACTGAAAAAACAAGAACTGTTACAAAAAAAGTTGCAACAAAGAGTTCAAATACTACTAAGAGGAAAAAGAAGTAATGGAGCCACTTGCAACTGAACTACTACATGAAGTTAAACAGCCGAAAAGTAAACAAGAAGATACTGAAGGTTTTGTAACTTTTCTCCTCCCTTCAGACTTTATATAAGACTCACTTTTAGCACACTTTTGATAACTCGAAAGTGTGCTATTTTTATGCTATATTGAAAATATGAAGGAGGACGATATGCAATATCCAATGACAAATCCTTATCAGCTACAAATGCCACAATTACAGATGCCACAACATCTACAACATAACCCACAATATATCGCTTCATTATAATGGTAAGCACTCAACATCTTGTGCTGAGTGCTTATTTTTTTTGAGAAAATAGTTGACAACTCAATGATTATGTGATAATATATAGTTACATTGATAAGCAATGAAACTAAATGAAAGGAGAAGCAGATGATAACTATTGATATTCGTGAAGCAAAGCGAATAACAGATTCATACAGTGCGTTTCTATCATTCGATTACAATGCTAAAATAGTGAACATACTCAGAGAGTTACCAGTTCGATTTTATGACAAAAATCATAGAACTTGGGAAGTACCTGTATCATCAGTAAATGAGTTGATAGATAAACTTCAAGACTTCAATATAAAGCTAACCGGCAAAGTAACCGAATTAGAACCAAAACAAGTTGTTGAAGGTTTACCAAAAGGGTTCGAGTTTAAGACTCAACCGTACTCACACCAGATTGAAGGTGTTGAATATGGTTTGAAATATGACAAATGGTTCCTTGGTGATGAACAGGGACTTGGAAAATCCAAGCAAGCTATTGATATAGCCGTTGCCCGAAAGATAGCATACAACTATAAACATTGTCTTATCGTTTGCGGTGTGAACACACTGAAATGGAACTGGGTGAAGGAAGTACATATTCATTCAGATGAAGGAGCTTATATACCAGGACAGCGTACAAAACGAAACGGTAGGGTGTATATTGGTTCAACAAAAGATAAAGTTGCAGATGCAAAATCACTTGACAGCATTGAAGATTATTTCATTATAACTAATATTGAAAGTTTCAGGTCGAAGGATTTTGCTGACGCAATCAAAAAAGCGTGTCTTGATGGTGAAATAGATATGTGTGTGGCTGACGAGATACACAAAATGAAAAATCCATCAAGTCAACAGTCAAAAGGATTTCTGAAATGCTTACCGAAATGCCGTATAGCAATGACAGGTACACCATTGATGAATAACCCACTTGATTTATATATCATACTGAAATGGCTCGGGTATGAGGCTCATAGTTTTTACAGTTTCAAAAACCATTATTGTGTGATGGGTGGCTTCAACGGTTATGACGTAATCGGTTATCAGAATATGGACCAACTTACCGAACAATTCAGAAACATAATGCTGAGACGGTTAAAAGCCAATGTACTTGACTTACCAGAGAAGATATATGTTGATGACATTGTTGATATGACAGATAAACAAGCACTCATATACAATGAGGTAAAGAATGATATTAAAGCTCATATCGACCAGGTTACACTTGACGCTGTAAATCCATTATCAGCCCTCATTCGCTTACGTCAAGCAACAGGGTACACTGGAATATTGTCAAGTGAAATTAAAGAAAGTGCAAAACTTGACCGCATGGAAGATATTGTTGAAGAGGCTGTGGCTAATAACGACAAATGTATCATATTCAGTAATTGGACACAGATGACAGAGGCTATCATTGACCGACTGGGTGCATACAACCCTGCATTGATTACAGGTAACACAAAAGATAATGACCGTACAGAACAGCAAGACAAGTTTATGAATGATGATACTTGCAAAGTCATTGTTGGAACGATTGGTGCAATGGGTACTGGACTTACACTTACAGCAGGTTCAACTGTAATATTCCTTGATGAACCATGGAACAAAGCACTATTCGACCAGGCAGTTGATAGAGCACACCGTATCGGTACAAAGAACAATGTCACAATCTACTCAATAATGTGTCGTGATACCATTGATGAAAGGATCCACGACTTAATATACAAGAAGGGTCAGATGAGTGATGCTATTGTAGATGGTAAAATTGTTGGTGATAAGACGGCTATTATCAACTACTTAATGCAGTAACGACTATAAAGTTACTCAGAAACGACAGAGAAAGCCGGAGATTTAATTTTATGAAAGGAGCCGATAAAATATATGGCTAAAAAGAAGATGTACAATGTGAACGAGCTCTGTGAAGCTCTTGAAATATCATATTTCACATTGACTAATTGGTACAAATGGGAGAATAAGCGACTGAAGAATGGCGAAATTACAGAACGCTATCTTCCGAAGCCGTATCGAATGAAAGGACAGAGAGGAAATCCTCGTGCTTGGGATACTCAAATGCTTAAAGCATTAAAGAAGTATAAGAACAGCATTGTTATAGGTCGAAATGGTATCTTTGGTGAATACACCAATCCGGTACACAAACAGACCAAAAAGTACAAGAAACAACAGGAGGCATCAAATGGAGAAAGCAATGACACTACAAGGAATGATTAACGCAGGTCTCTCAGATATGGTATCAGCGTATGCTGATGTTAAAGCACGAGAGAAGGAAGTTAAGAATGACGTTGATGAGCTGAATAAAGCAATCAAGGCAGCCATGCTTGAGGGCAATTTATCAGAGGCACATGGCGGTGGGTATGTAGCAACACTTACCGAGCAGAAGCGTGAAGACTTCGATGAAGATAAGCTGATTGCTCTTTTCAAAAATAACCTTGATACAAACCCTGAGCTTGCAAAATGTATCAAGACAAAAGAGTACATTGACATGGAAGCACTTGAAAATCTCATTTACAATGCTGAGATTGATAATAACATTGTAACTGAAATGGGTAGGTGCAAAGTTGAAAAAGTAACTCAGGTACTTCGCATTAAGAAGGACACTAAAAAGAAAGGAGATAAGTAATGGCAGAACCTATAATGGCACAGACTGTAAATACAGTCAAACTCACATCAAGAGCAAGCGTTAAGATTGGTGACAGCTACTTTACATTTGAAGCAACCGAAGAGCATACTGTACCTGATACAGTAATGAATGATGAAGATTTCACTGACTTCAAAAATAAGATTTGGGACGATGTAAATAGTGAAGTAGATAATCAGATTATAGAAACAAAAGACTTTGTAAGTAAAAGTCGAAGGTAACTAAAATTGCCACTTGACAACCTGTAATTATTGTTGTACTATATGTTCATAGTAACATATTAACAATTTGTAAGTGGATTCATGCCTTACAATTATGTTGCGTAGTAGTATCGGCTTATAGTGTGATGGCTATTTGTCGATTATAGCCTAACTGAATATAAGTCGATACATTATCGAGAGATATTAAATGTCCATCACCGTTTAATGTCTCTCGATTTTTATTTGGAGGAATATAATTATGCGATACACTGTAATGGGATTTAATCAAGAACAAGCAGTTGAATATGGTCTTTCATTAACTGACCTCATACTACTTGACTATATATGGAGAGCAAATGGCTCACCTCGTATGAAGCATATAACTGATGATGAGGAAATGCCTTATGTATGGCTCAATCATAAAAAACTTCACGAAGATTTACCGATACTCAAAATGACAGAGGGTACACTGAAAAACACATTAAGTAAGCTGAAAAAAGAAGGCTTTATTCAGTCAATGACAATAGCTGAGGGTACAAGAGGCTCACGAACGTATTACACTATAACTGACAAGACATATGAAATGCAGAATACAAACGACAGCACGAACGATAGTTCGAGTCATTCTAAAATGACGGGGTCGGCTGTATCACGTCACTCAGAAATGACGTCATATAATAAATTAAATACTGATAATAAATTAAATAATGTAGTATCTAA